AACTGAAAAACAAGTGCCAAACGGCAAAGGAATTGCACCCCCCCCCCCCCAATTTTTATCCTCCCGGCCTTCTTCACGATCTGAACAAAGGAACACAGCATGGACGCAGCGCACAACGAGTACCTCGCAGCGATCGCCGGCATCCACGACCAGACGCCGCGCAGCCGGTCGAGAGGCGAACCCGCAGTGGGCGATTTCATCTCAGGCTGCACTGCCGGCAAGCGTTGGAGCGGCCACGTCATGGCCTGCGACAGGGGTTGGCTGGCGATCGAATGCGACGGCGAATGGAAGCCGGTGGACCCGCAGGACATCACGCACTGAGCAAGTTTGCAAACGCACGGACTGAGCGAACCAATGCGAACCAAATACACCAAGATCGGCACCCGGCTTTACGCCTTGTCACCAGTGACGAAGCGTTTTGCCGACCGCTGGATTTCCGAGCGGCACTACAGCGGCAGTGCCGTCTGGGCATCCCATACGCACTTGGCCTTAGTCGATTCTCTCTCGTTTGTTTGGGGTGTTTTGCAGTTTGGGCCATCCATGAATCCGCGGGCTACAGCGAAGGTGATTGAGGGGCTGGAACCCTGCGGGCTCGTTGAACTGAATCGGATGGCTTTTATCGACGGACACGAACGCAACGTGGTTTCGTGGGCGATTGCTCAGGCGATGCGGCACATCAAGTCTGATCGTCCGATGGTGCAGGTGATACAGAGCTTTGCCGACCAGCGGTGCGGAAAGCTTGGTGCCGTGTATCAGGCGGCGAACTTCATCTACCTCGGAAGCCACGTCACTGCGTTTTATTTCCTTGACGGCGAATGGTTTCACAAGTCTCTGCTCGGCAGAGCTGCCAAAGACAATCGCGGCTGGGGGAGCGGGCCGAAAGCAGCGAGGCTTGCCGCCGGCCGCGACCGTGCGACTAAGCATGAATTTCGCCAGTTTCGCTATGCGTTCCCGCTTACGCCGTGGGCGCGTCGCCGGCTAGCGCCGCGAGCGATGCCATATCCAAAGGCTGCGGATTTCGCGCCGGTGTCGTTTCCGATCACAGCCAAGCGTGAAGAACCAGAGTTGCCGCTTTTCAGAACACATACGGCGTAAGCCAAAGGACCGCCGGCCAGCGGAGCTAGTTGGCGGAAGGAGCCCGGTGGAACCGGGGCAGCAAGGACGCACGAACGACCCGCAACGCAGGACGCCGAGCGGGATTTTTAAAAGGGATTCACTCGAAAGGACGCGGAAATATGACCACTGAACTCACCACTATGACCAGGCCGACAGCACTGGCAGAACACAACCAGGGCGCTGCGGAGTTTGCGGGACTCGTTTCGATGGGCGACCAACTTCGCCGCACAGGCTTCCTGCCGGCTCACATCAAGAACGGCGTAGATTTCGCTGCGATTGTGCTGATGGGCCGCGAGTTGGGCATGGGCACGATGGCCGCCTGCCGCAAGCTGCAGGTCATTAAGGGAACGGTCACGGAGCGGGCCGACTCCCAGTTGGCCCGATTCAAGAGTGCCGGTGGCCGAGCCGAGTTCAAGGAACTCTCTGAGACGCGGGCCGTGCTGACGCTGCGGCATCCGAACGGCGACCAGCACACCGAGACGTTCACGATTGAGGACGCGAAGCGGGCCGGGCTGGCGTCGAACGACAACTACAACAAGCACCCGAAGGCGATGCTTCGCAGCCGTGCCATCACGGCCGGGCTCAAGAGCATCGGCTGGGAAGGTGCGGTCGGGATCTATGACCCTGACGAGGTCAGCGAGCCTGAACCGGCCCGCGAGCCCGTTGTGGTGCGTCCACATGGCACCAAATCGCAGAAGGTGGCACCCGGCGTGGAAGTTCACCACGTCGAGTCGTTTGAGCCGCACACGCCTGACATCACGACCGAGCCGGCCAGCGTTGTGACGCTCAAGAGCAAGCGGGCGGCGCCTGAGATCACAGACCCGGTTGCCAAGGCCAGGTTGGCCGTGAGCCGGGCAAAGACGCTCGAGGACTGCGACACGCTGCGGGATCTCATAGCGACACGGCACACCGAAGGCGTGTTCACGGACGCGGACCGTGACGAGTTGGTCAAGCTGCTGCACGGCAAGGCGGAAATCCTGATTGGCTCAGAGGAGGTGGCTACCCATGGCTGATTTCAAACGCGATTTCGAGACGGAAGAGCAGTACCGGCAACGGATCAGCGAACCGCTGACGGTGGAAACGGACATCGGCAAAGTGCTTGATGACGAACTGCCGTCGCCTTGGATCGTGGACGTTGGGCCGTGGCACAACACGCGGCGAGACGAACGGGCGATCCGCGCCGAGAACCAGCGGATTTTTGAACTCGACCAAAACGAACGGATACCCCGCTAGATCACCACCGGCACGCGATTGCCGTAGCTGCCTCATCAGCAGCATTCGCCCGTATCGCCGGCCCAGTGCGGACCAACGCCGGCAGTCGAGAGACGCGCAAACCGGTCCTCCTGACGCTGAGACTCGACCGGATGCCCCACGTCACGGGGCAAATACACGAAAGGATGCGTGATGGTACGGCGACTGTTTGTTGAGAAGTACAAGCCAAAGTTGACAGTGTCCAGCAACCGAAAGGGCGTGCTAGACGTGGACACCGTAAAGGGCTGCACACTTGGCATGAAGGCCAGGCCGAATGGCGGATGCTACGGACACTGCTACGCCAATGCGACTGCGGAACTGTACGGCTTCGACTTCCCCACCAGCGTGAGTCGGCGGGTTGAAGACAGCGAACGCCGCGTGATTGAGCGGCAGCTGATGGCCCACCCGGCAACGTGGTTTCGCATCGGAAACATGGGCGATCCCTGCCACGATTGGGATCTCACGACAGAGGTGTGCGAGTGGCTGGGCACACTCAAAACGCCTGTCGTCGTCACCAAGCATTGGATCGCATCGGCCGACGATCACCTGCGTCGGATGGCATCCGCGAACACGGTTCTCAACACGTCCGTTTCCGCGATGGACACGCCGGCGGAACTTCGCGTGCGTCTTCGCGAGTGGCGGCGGTCCCTTGATTTCGGGATGCGGTCGCTACTTCGCATCGTGTCTTGCAAGTTTGGCGACACGGAAGAAGGACGCCGCATGGCAGCGATACAGGCAAGCCTGTTCGAGACTGCCGGCGAGTTGGTCATCGACAACCCGCTGCGAATTCCAGCGTCTGACGAGCGGGTCGTGGCTGGCGACATCTTGGTCGATCGACATCGCAACTTAGGCGGCGGCGCCTGGGTCAGCATCGAAAACCAATCCACATACATCGGCACTTGCGAAGAGTGCCCTGATCAGTGCGGTGTGAAAGGTGCCTACGAGGAGCAAAAAAGGATGAAGACTCTGTTGCCACGCGAGACGGTGGAGTGCGTGTATGTCGAAACGGTACTCGGTTCGGAGTATCAAGACGCGATTGCGAAACTTGCGATTGAAGACAAGGTCGCCTACCGGGCCGCCAGAAAGAACATGCAGATTCATTCTGCGATGGTCTTGCTGATCGACGGCGCGTTCACGGGTTTCTTCACATTTCAGGTGAATCACGAGGCCGGTGAGTTCTGCCTGCTTCAGTCCGCGATGGTCGCTGGCATGGAGAACAAATTCCAGTACCAAATGATGGTTGATGCCATCGTCCAGCGCAACACGTTTGGCTACCCGATGTTCCTGACGTGCAGCACCAAGCACAAGCTGGAACGACCGAGCGTCTTCGAGGGCTGCGGATTCTGGACGTACCTGGAACTCAGCGGCTACTGCTACATGGTGCATGGCACCGAATCGCAGGCGAGGCTCAAGCGGCTGGCTCACGCCACCATGACCAACGCCTGGACGACCACCAGGTCGGATTGGCTCAAGATGAAGCGCGAGTGGAACGCGAAGATCAACGAAGCCGGTCAGGCTGCCGGCGTTGCCAACGCGACCTACGCCACACGTGACGGCTGCTGGCAGGGCAGCAACGGGATGTCCAATGTCGTTCTCACCGAGAGGGTGATTGAGGGCGACGCCGTCAAGGAAGTCCGCGGCAAGTCGTTCAACGGCAACGCATCGGTTTTGGACCCTGTGGCCTGCGAGACGATCCTGCGGTTTTTCATGCCGAGTGGTGGCAGTCGCGTCTACAACCCGTTCGGCGGCGGCGTTCAGTTCGGCTTTGTCACGGCTTCCTACGGGCTGGAGTACGTCGCCAGCGAGATCAGAAAGAACCAGTGCGACGCCAACAATGCGATCTGCTCGCAGCTGTCATCTGCAACGTGGGTTCAGTCTGACAGCAGCCAGTACACCCCGGAGGGCAAGTTCGACCTGTGCTTTACATGCCCGCCTTACTATCAGGTTGAGGAGTACCTCGACTACGACGGCAAGTCGCCGGTCGGCGAATTGAACAGTCTGCCGACGTATGGCGAGTTTCGTGACATGCTCTTCGCCGGTTATCAGCGTGCGATCGACGCGCTGGACGACAACCGATTCTTCGTCGTGATGACGGGCGACTCCCGCGATAAGCACGGCGGGTACTACGGGTGTGAAGCGGAGCACGAGTTGTTTTTCCGCGACCGTGGCCTGCACATCTACAACAAAATCGTCTACCTCGAATGCGAGTTCACGCGACTCGCTCACGCGAAGGTAACGCTGAACTACCGGAAGTTTCCGAAGCGGGAGCAGAAGATCCTCGTTTTCTTCAAGGGTGATCCCAAGAAGATCAAGTTGCTGTACCCGCCAATAGGGAGGCTGTGATGTCCGACTACTGGCCCGACACACCGCCCGGCCCGCTGTTCTCAACACCCGCCCCCAGCGTGCGTGGCTCTGCCACCAGCGCCGCAGCTGCGGACTCGCTGGGTGGCGTGACGTGATCTGACACACGAAAGGTTCGATTTCTCTTTACAAAAGGATCTGCAATGGCTAGCGCAATTGACGACGACGGTTATCTCTCGTTCTCCCAGAACGACAACATGATCCGCCGGCTCACCGATCTTGGTATCGAGTGGGACGAGCAGGACGTTCGGGTCTGCGACATCGACCTTTCCGACAACCGCTATCAGACGCGGTTCGACGCTGGCAGCACGGACGAGGAGTTCGTGCTGCGGTACAAGGATGCCTACCTCAACGGCGACCTGCTCCCGATGCCGCTGATCGTGGCTGCTTTTGCCGCACGCAACCAGCGGGACACGAAGGCCAGCCCGTGCGCAGGGCGTCACCGGCTTGAGGCTGCGAGGCGTGCCGGCGCAAAGACGCTTCGATGCCTCCGGGCGTTGCCGAAGAACCAGGGCGATGTGGATGCCCTTCGGGATCTGTCACTGTTCGACAACGCCACGAACGGCAAGTCGATCTCGGATGACGAGGCGTATGCGTACTGTGCTAGTGAGGTGATTACCAAGCATGGCGGCGTTACCGCCGGCATGCCAGACAAGAAGTTCATCGCGTCGATGTTCCGTCGCTGGGATGGGCACGGCGTTCGGAGGGAGCGACTGGTCCTGCACATCAAGTCGCTGCTGGCAAAGCAGCACTGCAACGCCATCGGGCTTCAGACGCCGGCCAAACTTGTCGAATCGTTCGGGGAGTTGTGGGCGTGGAATCACGACCCTGGGTTCGACGATCTGGCGAAGCAGTTCTGCCGATTCTTCGACGACGCTGACGTGCGGAAGGTGCTGCACGAGTCGAAGCGGAAGCGGCTGTCTGCTGCTGCCACCCTGGCCGAGCTTGTCAGTGCATCGCGTGGCTACCGCAACGGTCGCCGCGAGGCGATGGACCCGGCTGCTGTGATTCGCTTTCGCTGCGACGACATCCGCAAGCAACTGTCCAAGCTGGAGTCAGACATGGGGCTGGACTTCGCCAAGCTGGACGAAGTGCAGCAGCAGATCGAATCGCTGTGGACGGCATCTGAGGAGACTGTTTCGAAGCTTCGGGCGAAGTTGGGAGGGCTCGTTCATGCCTAGTCGCACAATCACGCACGACACTGGCGGCACGCAAGCCGGCACTGCCATGTGCCTGGAGTCGATTCGCAAGGCTATCAGTGTTCGAGGGCTTTGCACCGAGTCCGAGGCGAGGGGCATGACGATGAGCCTGTACCCGCCACAGGTGCTCGTCAGGATCGGGGCACAGAAACTCAAGAACCGAAAGCGTGGCACGTCGTGCCGGTTCGCTGCGGAGGTTGATGCCTACATGGCTGGCGGTGCCGTGTCGCCGGATGCCGTCGAGTGGTTTCGCATCGTCGGTGGCAATCGGCAACTGACGCGGCTGAAGCAGTACGTGAAGGCCGGCATGGGCGATGACCTTTCCTACGACGATCACGCGAAGCACTTCGTGTCTGCCTTCGCTAACTGCGGCATGGATACGCCACGGCAAATGTCTGCCGAGGCGCGTGCATCGCTGACCGTCGAGACGATGAACGCCCAGCAGCGGAAGGTCTTTGACTACATCCGCGACCAGGGCGAGCACGGGGCAACGGACGAGGAGTGCCAGCGTGCGATCGCGATGAACCCATCGTCGCAACGGCCGCGACGCGGAGAACTTGCCGACGCTGGCATGATTGTGGTGGCTGGCAAGCGGATGACCAGCGCGAACAAGCGGGCGACAGTGTGGAGGGCGGCGACTTGAAAAAGACGAAGGCTGAGTATTGGGCACCAAAGATTCACGCCGAGTGGCGTAAGAGCATTGAGGGCATCCTAGGCGTGGGCCGGCAGTTGATCGCCGCGAAAGAGTCGTGCGAGCATGGCGAGTTCCTGCGGATGTTCAAGGGGCACGAGAACGCGGTTAGTGAGCCGGTGCCGTTCGGCGACCGGAGTGCCAGGATGCTCATGGAACTTGCGGTGCATCCAGTGCTTTCAGATCGGAAATTTGTTTCCGATTTACCGCAGTCGTGGGGGACCCTCTACGAACTCGCCAAGCTCGATGACGAGACGCTGATCGCCGGCATCAAGGCTGGCGAGATCACGCCCGAGACGACCAGGGCGCAGGCGGCAGCCTTGCACGCCGACCCAGTGGAGAAGCTTGAGAAGCCACCTCACGAAGAGATGGCGGCGGCGGTGAAAAACGCCGTCACGAAGTTCGTCGGCAGGCTTACTACGCCAGAGCAGTTCATCTACGTCCGCAGCCGCATAGAGCGGATGCTTGAGTTCCTATCGGAAATGGAGGCCGAGCATGGAAGTGGAAGGTCAAGGAAAAAGACCACCGCTGCCAGTAGTCGTTGAGATTACGCCTTCGGAAGTGGCGATGTGCTTTGAGTTCGCGCAGCGATGTTCTCGACTTCGTGCATACGCCGGACAGCCAGGATGGAAGGGCGGTCTGATTTCGGGAATGCGGCTTTACGGCGGCATAGACGCCGATCAGGCGCACGTTGGAATTGTCATTGGGAAGGTTGGCGAAATTGCTATGTGCAAGTTGTCTCGCGTTGGCGTTGACCTTGCAATGCGTGATCGCGGAGACGGCGGAAAAGATTTACCTCTTCCGTCAGGGCACGTGCAGGTGAAGACATCGCGCAAGAAGTTTCAGACTCGTCTGGTTCGCGATCCGATTGAAGCGTGCGATTGGTTTGTATTTGCGACGTGGAACGGATTGACGCCCACCGTGAGCGTCGATGGCTACGTGAGCCGTGCTGCGTTGTTGCGAGTCAAGTCCGTTTGTTCGCCGCGAGGTGAGTGGATGAACAAAGAGATAAGCAATTTGAGCCTGCTTCCTATTCGTCAACTGCTCAAGATTCGGCCAATCGACGAGGTGCTGTGATGCCGTCAATTATTCGCTACCCCGGATCAAAGGCGAAGATTACACCAATGATCCGCGAACACATGCCCGGCTGGATGATCGGCAGCGTTTTTGAGCCGCCGAAAAACGCATGGTTTGTCGAGCCCTTTTTCGGCTCCGGTGCCGCCGGCCTTCAACTGCTCGAGCACGTGCGGCGGTCAATCTCAGTCTGGATCAACGACATCGACTACGCGATGTATGCCGTATGGCATGCGGTCATGCACGAGACGCGAAAACTTGTCGAATACGTGCGAGAGTTTCAGCCGACCAAGGAAGCGTTTTATGAACTGAAGTCGGCTGATGGTACGTCAACCGGCTGCATTGCGCGCGACGCCTTCCGAAAGATTGCCCTGCACCGAATGAGCGTGAGCGGCTTTGGCGCAATGGCTGGCGGTCCGATTGGTGGCAAGAGGCAGGATGGCGCGTACACGGTTGGGTGCAGGTGGACGCCTGCTTCAATTGAGCAGGCGATTTACAACGCAAAAGAAACGCTCAGGCGATTTCAAGAAGTACGGATCACAAACCTGCACTTCCGCGATTTGATAGCAGACGCAACTTCGTCTTCGCTCGTGTATCTCGACCCGCCGTACTACGTGAAAGGCGGGCAGCTGTATGCCCACAACATGAGCCACGAAGAGCACGTCGAGTTGGCGACGTTGCTCCGCGAGACAAAGGCGGATTGGCGTCTGTCCTACGATGACTGCCAAGAGGTTCGAGAACTCTATTCGTGGGCAGAATTCCGGGAATTGGAGATTCGATACACGAACGCTGTAACTGACAAGAAGCGACCAAAGAACAAAGAACTGCTGATTTCACCGTCGCCGCAAGATGTTGACGGCGACTACGTCGGCATGGGCTGGATCGGAAAGGACGGGCAGCCTTAATGGCCGGTGAATGGATTCCCCTTGACTGCAACCTGGGCACGAAGCCCGAGGTGCTTGAGCTGGTGGACGAAACCGGGCTGCCTGTTGAGGTGGTCTGCTGGCGTCTCATCCAGTTGTGGTCGTGGGCATCCATGAACACCGCAGACGGCACGATCCGCGCTACAGCGTCACGGATTGCGACGGCCTGCGGTGGTGACGAGGCGTTTTGGCTGGCTGTGGCTCGCGTGGGCTGGCTCCGTTTTGACGGGCCGCACGCGACTATTGAGGGCTGGGAAAAGCGGTTTTCCCGTGCTGCCAAGGCTCGCATGGAAGACGCCCGCCGGAAAGCTGCGGACAGGGCTGTCCGGCGTTTGTCCGGCGGTGCGTCCGAAATTTGTCCAGAAAAAACCGGACTAGAGGAGAGGACAGGAGAAGAGAAGAGAGAAGAAGAGAAGAAAGACATACCGGCTGCGCCGGTTTCCACGAGCGATCCGGCAAAGCCGTCCCGCTCGCGGGCGAAACCTGCCGTCTCGTGGACTGCTGACGCAGGGTGGCAGGGCATCACCGACGCCGACCGGCAGGAGTGGGCCGCCGCCTACCCCGGTGCCGTGATCGACCAGGAGCTCGCCAAGGCCACCGCCTGGCTCCGGGCGAACCCGACACGGGCAGGCCGACGTAACTGGCGTTCGTTCCTCGTGCGTTGGCTGTCCCGTTGCCAAGACAAGGGCGGCACGAACCGCCAGCCGGGCGTGCGTCCAGACGAGAAGCCGCCACCGAAGGCGTGGCGGGACGAATACCGACCGGCGCCGTACAGGCGACCACGGGAAGCCGCAGGACTTGCAGACGCCATCAAACTCAAGGACGAGCCATGACCACCACAGCAACAAAAACCCTCACCCCCCGGCAGCGTTCGCTGCTGGCGTACATCACTCGATTCGTGGCGGCGCACGGTTACCCGCCGACGTATCGCCAGATGGCGGCGCACTTCCGCTGCAACGTCAACAACATCCAGGGGCTCATTTCCCGGCTGGTGCGAGCCGGCGTGATAGCCATGGAACCGGGCCGTGGGCGCACCATGCGAGTGGTGGAAGGCGGTGACGCATGAGCGACAAGCCCTACGAACTTCCGGCACCGAGCGTGGTGGCAGACATGTGTGCCGTCCAGGCGTGGCGCGATCACATCGACGACGACAGCAGGCTGCTCCTCGAGATGTCAGCGGACACGATACGCCTGCTGATGGCTCGGTGTGTGCGGCTCGCACAACAACTCGAACGCAAGGAGGCGCGGTCGTGACCATTTCCCAACTCACTCTGATCTGCGCCGGATTTTCGCTCAATGCCCTGACGTTTTGTCTTGGCATCGTGGTTGGTGTTTCCCTAGCTTCTCGAAAGGACTCGACACATGACGGCAACGAAGGAACGAAAGGCAAAGACTACTGGCATCGCGCTGGTGGCAAGTGAGTTGCGGGCGGCCCTGCAGGCTGTGGCACCGGCGATCGCTCGCGGACCGAAGCCCATCCTGCAGAACGTTCGCCTGGGCGACGGCCTGCTGACGGGTACGGACCTTGAGGTGCGGATCGACGTGGCGATCGACTACCACGGGGCCACGATCCTGTTGCCGCATCAGAGGCTGCTGGCGATTTTGAACACCGCTGGTGGCGACACGGTGACGCTCGCGCCGGACGGCACGTCCTGCGTTGTCTCCGCAGGACACGGCACGTGGACGCTGCCTGTCGAGGACGCCGCTGAGTATCCGTCGTGGGAGGTGGAAAGCGAAAAGCCGGTCACCCGCCTGCCGGCGGACCAGTTCGCCCGTGCGGTTCGTGGCGTGGCCTACGCCGCCGACATGGAGTCCAGCCGCTACGCTCTGGGTGCGGTGCTCGTGGACGTGAAAGGCGAGATCGTGACGCTTGTGGCAACTGACGGCCGCAGGTTGGCTGCCTGCGAGTGTGAGCACGACCTGGCGGTTGATGACTCGCAGACGCTCGTGCCGAGCCGTGTGATGGCGATCCTGTGCCGTTTGGCCGGCAGCGAGACTGACGGCAGCGTGCAGCTGGAGGCCAACAAGGATGCACTGGTGGCGACGATCGGCACGACGACGGTGACGGCTCGCCTGACTGATGGGCGTTTCCCGAAGTGGCGTGACGTGATCCCGGCTGAGGGCGCGGAGCCGTCCACGATCACTGCGGCGGATCTGCTGTCTGCGACTCGAGCGGCGGCGATCGTCACCAGCGAGAACAGCAAGGGAGTGCTGTACACGATCACGAAGGACGGGCTGCACCTGCACGGTCAGTCTGCCGAGGCTGGCGAATCGTCGGTCACGTGCGATGTCGTGGAGTTCGGCCACGCCTGCAGCGTCAAGCTTGACCCTGTGTTCGTGCGTGAGTGGCTGACGGGACTGCCCGCTGACGGCGAACCCACGGTGAGCGTGCAGGCGACTGACGCACAGTCGGCGGTTGTTCTCCGGTGCGACGATTTCACGGGTGTGATAATGCCGCTGGCGGTGGACTGACCATGCCACAGAGAAAAAGAGGAGGCAACGTGACGCAGCAGCAGCTGTTCACGGCGTGGTCTGACGCTGACCTAACCGTGTGCGAAGTGGCACGGGCGATCGGCGTGACCGACAGAACGTTGCGGAGCCTCGCGCGGGAGCACCAACTCCCGCCGAGGCCGGTGGTCGATTGGCGATTGCGCGACGACAAGGGCGGCCCGCCTGACCTGTGGGGCGAGCCCGAAGGCGGCGATTCTCTGGACCTGTGCCCGTGGGTGCAGGCGAGGATTGCCGCACTGCGTCTGCACGACAGGGTTCGCGAGACGGTGCAGTAACGGGCTGCGAAACGGTAGCGTCAGATATACCGTGGGTGTATCGGCGTAAGGTACGGCAAAACGGACAGTGTGATAAAACATAGGTCGAAAATATTAAGGACCGAGGTTCTGTCACATGAACGACCGTGACCAATTCGCCGCTGCGGCCCTAACGGGGTTGCTGCATGGCAACTACATCTATGACCTCAAAGTCATGGCGAGGCAGGCTTACGAAAACGCCGATGCCATGCTCCGCGAGCGAGAGCCTGCTGCGAAACCTATGCCGACAGCGGTTTCGGAACAGGAGCCTGTGGCGTGGGCGGTTCAGTTTGATGATGAGGACAATCCCGACACCGACTTTCTGTTCTCCACGCTCGAACGCGCCGAAAACTGGTCGTGCAAACGTGGCGCGACTCCAGTGCCGCTCTACCGCCAGCCGCAACCCACGCTCACCGACGCGGAGCGGGAGGCGATTGAGTCTTGCATCTGGGACTACGAGCAGTGCGACGATGACGAGGGCTGCGCCAACATGGTGTCTACGCTGCGCGGCCTGCTGGAGCGGCTGAAATGAGCGATGACAACACGCACATGGCTACGGCGAGGCTGTCGGCAGCGAACACATGGCTACAGGAAGAAATCAAACGGCTGCGTCTCACCGACGCGGAGCGCGAGGCGATTGAGGCCGCAATCCGATCATGGCCCGCGATTGGCGTGTCTCGGGAAAACGTGGACTCGCTGCGCGGCCTGCTTGAGCGTCTGTCGCCGCCAACTACATAGCGGCACAACTGCAAGATTCATCGGAGTCCGTGCCACGATGAATCCATGCGAGGCGTCCTCTTTTTTCTCGCGTGGTCCTCGGTGGCCTTAGCGGGCACCATCGAGGACACTATCCCCGACGCCCACTATCGCGAGTACGGTCAAGCGTTCGCGAACTACACGTGCCAGATTCGCGGCACGACATCGGACGGCAAGCGGGCTCACGGCACGTGCGTCCTGATCGCACCGCACTGGGCGGTGACCGCGGCTCACGTCACCAAGGGTATGGCCCAGTGTGCGGTGACAACCTTCGCGGGCGATCACGCCGTGAGCAGGGTCATCCCTCACCCTGCCTACGCCGGCGAGTACGGGTGGAACGACATAGCCCTAGTCCACACGTCGCAGGAGTTCCCACTCGAGAAGTTCCCGCCGCTGTCAGACGGGACGGAGCGGCTCGGCACGGTTGCCGCTGCCGCCGGCTACGGCATGACCGGCACGCTTTCCACCGGCATTTCCGGCGACGACGCCGGGCTTCGTGCAGGGACGCAGATTTTGACCGCTACGGAGCGAACGCTACTGGTGTGCGACATACGCCGTACCGGCACGCCTCTGCCCTTCTGTATCGCTCCGGGCGATTCTGGTGGCGGTCTGTGGGCCGCCGGCGCCGATGGCACCACTCGGCTCGTGGGAATCCACAGCTGCGTCAGCCGCCGTGGCACGGAGCGACCACGCTACGCCGCTGGTGAGGAGTCGTGCCACACGCGGGTGAGCCTGTTCCTTGGCTGGATTCGCGAGGTCGTCGGCCATCCTGGCGAGCCCTGCATGGTTGCCGGCTGCGAGCCTTGACGCTTGGCATACCGTGAAACCCATGCCTGCCGCACAACGCGGCTCGCGTCACGGAGGGTTTGCCATGCGTTTTGCTCTGCTCCTGTTTGTTCTGCTGTGCGGTGTCGCGTCTGCCGACACCTACAACGTCCAGGCCCGCCGGGTCTTCATCGGCTCGGCTCAGGCCGACGCTGACGAGATGGCCCGCACGGGCGTCTTGCGGCACTGCGGCCGCAACGGTGGCCGGCGAGAAGGGATCGGTTTCAGCACTGCCGGGCCTGACGAGGCATGCGCCAGCGCATGCTTCTGGAAAGAAGCCATGCGTGGCCGCTATCGCATCGTCGAGAAAGGCGTCGCATGGTCGCCGGTTCGTCGCGGATGGTTCGCCTGCATCCGCTACGAGTGACCAAATCTCAAGTCGCTGCGGCGCTTGAGTGCGGGGCGGCTCCGAAAGGGGCCGCCCCTGCTCTTGCGCTTGACAGCGTCTTGATTCTGGAGGCATGGCGATCACGTTCACAGTGCCCGGCGATCCAGTGCCGCAGCCACGTCCACGCATCACGACGCGCGGCGGCCACGGGCACGCCTACGTTCCGGCAAGCCACGCCATTCACGGATACCGGGCGTCGATCGCCGCGGCTGCTCGAGCGGCTGGTGCAACGCCAACGGATGCGTCGCCGCTCACACTCGTGGTGGATCTGGTGTTCGCTCGCCCGAAGTCGCACTTCCGCAAGAGCGGGTTGCGAGACGACGCACCCGTGCTGCCGCGTGCCGACTGCTCCAACTGTTTGAAGGGCATCGAAGACGCACTGAACGGTGTCGCGTGGGTTGACGATTCGCAACTCGGAAAAGTCTGCGTCGAAAAAAGCTACGGCCCGGAGGCACGGACTACCGTGCGGATCTCATGAACCTCGTCACCTACGCCTTTCCATCGGTCGGTATGCCAACGGGCGTGATTCACGTCGGAGGGTTCGACGGCAATGAGGAGCAGTGGTATCGGCAGTGGAACGCGAAGAGCGTGTGGTTTGAGCCGTTGCCAGCCAAGTGCAGGGAGATGCAGGCCAAGGGACTCGACGCCCGTCAGTTCGCCATCGGTTCGGCAGCTGGCACCGCGCGACTGCACCTCAGCAAGAGCCTTCAGTGCTGCTCACTGCTAGAGCCGAGCGGGCATCTTGAGCAGTATCCAGAGTTTCCGTTTTCCGGTGACATCGACGTTGAGGTGCGGACGCTGGATTCATTCGCGCTCACCGGGTTCGACATGCTCGTCATCGACGCGCAGGGCTACGAGCTCCAAGTGCTCAAAGGCGCAGAGCAGACGCTGCGGCACATGAAGATCATCTACTGCGAGGTGGCGATCATCGACCTCTATCAAGGTGGTGCGTTGTTCCACGCGATTCATGCTCACCTGTCTCGTGAGTGGCAGTTCATCGGCATGGATTTCGTTGACGGCATCGCAAAGGGTTGGGGCGACGCGCTCTTCGTCCGCAAATGAAAGTCGTCGTGATCATCGCCGGGCAGATGCGAACCGCGGAGCATTGCGCTCCAGGCATCAGAGCGATCTATCCCGATGCATCATTTGTGGTACACGCACCGCTGGACGAGAACGCTGAAAAGGCGTTCCTGTTTTGCCCCTCGGTCACGCTGATTGAGCCGCAGCCAGAGTTGCCGGAGCGGCACCAGTACACGCTGCAGGTGGGTCGCGGGTGCAACGGAGTACAACGCAACCTGCGGCAGTTGTGGGGCAACCAGCGGGCGTGGAAGGCGTTCGAGATGTCGGGCCTCGAGGCCGACGTGATCGTCAGGTGCCGGCCTGACCTCCTGTTCTACCGGCCGCCTGAGCCGCCAGAGCCAGACGAGTTTCTGCACGTTCCGACTCACAGCAATTTCTGGGGGCTCAACGACCGCTTCGCGTGGGGATCTCCGGCCATCATGCGGAAATACTTCAACCGCCTCGACCGGCTGGATGAATACATCGACGCGGGCGGGATCTTCCACGCTGAATCGTTTCTCGGCTGGGCCATGGCTGGCGTCCGCGTCAGCCGCAGCCAAGCGATTCACGCCAGCCTGCGAGGGGACGGCACGGTAGATGAGCCGATATGGAGCGACCACTGGGGGGACGGCCAATGCCCACGGCAATCGTGATGACTCTGTGCCATCGTCCGCTCTACACCCGGCGTGTGCTCGACGCGCTGGCCGCCTGCGACGGCGTCGAGCAGCTGCCCGTCATCCTCATGTGTGAGCCGGTGAGCGAAGAAGTCGTTGACCTGGCCGTCGCATTCGGCCGCCGGCCGGGCATCAAGGCCACGGTGATGCGGCATGACCAAAAGGTTGGGTGCAACGTCAACACGTTCCTCGCACTGCAGGCGGGGTTTGCTGAAGCCGACCGCGTCATCGCACTGGAGGATGACACCGTTCCCGCTCGCGACTTTCTGCGATTCGCTCAGTGGGGGCTCGATACCTACATGGATGACGCCACGGTGTTTTCCGTCTGCGGCTACCAGCGGACGCCGCCATCAGAGTTGCATTACCGGGAAGCCGTGGTCCGCGAGGCGTGGTTCACGCCGTGGGGCTGGGCCACGTGGCGCGATCGCTGGGAAAGCATCTGCGAAGCGTGGCCGCACGATGACCGGCAGATTTCGTGGGATACGGTGATCGACAAAGCTACCCGGCGGGACCGCTGCGAAGTGCGCCCGCTGGTCGCTCGCATCCAGAACATCGGCGGCGAACTTGGCACGCACGTGCCTTCTCCGATCTGGCACTCGGCGCACCACGCCAACCCAAACTGGATCGAGACGACGGTCGGCCCAGATATCGCAGCGTGGCAGGAGGTTGACGCCACGGTGACAACAGCATTGAGGTCGCACCACCCATGCTGAGACTCGCCAGCTACTACACGCCGTCCCATGCCGATATGTTCCGGCGGTTCGTCCTGCCGGGGGCATCGGCGTTTTCGGAGACTCGCATTCTGCGGTGTGAGCAGACGTGCCCGAGCGGGTCATTCAAGCAGCCCGGTTGGAACGCCTGCATGTTGGACAAGCTGCGGGCGCTGATGTCGCTGCCGATGGACGGGATGCCGACACTCTACGTTGACGCCGATGTCGTGCTGCTCCCCGGTATGCACCGCTGGGCCTCGCTGATCGGCGACTCGCTGGGCACGCAGGACGTTGCGTTCAGCGACGATGCGATTCAGTGGTGCTGCGGCGTCATGCTGTTCCGCTCGACGCCAGAGGTTCGCGAGTTTTGGAACGTCGTCTGGCACCTGGCGAACGCCTGGAACATCCCTGACCAAGACGTAATTCATTCGCTGCGGAGCCAAGCCGAACAGCGACGCGGGTTCCTGCCGGTGCAGCCGCACATTCTCGACCCGAACGTGGTCTGCAACTGGGCCACGGTCAACGCTCCGACAGTGCCGGCACCGTGGGACGGCGAGCCGATCGAGGTGCCAGAGTCGTGCATGGCGTGGCACGCGAACTTCACAGTGGGCGTCGAGCGAAAGTTCGCAATGCTGGAGGCGGTGGCACATGGCCGGCAACACTGCGACGATTGACCGCCGCACGCTTGAGCGACAATGGCACGCCTACCTGCCGATGGGGGCGATCTGCCAGCACTGGACCGTCACGGTTCACCAGCTGATTCGCCTGCGGGAGGTGTGGGGGCTGCCGCCGCGCAACGATCGCAAGCTGCGGCACAAGCCCTCTCGCGACGACCGGATTCTCGACCCGCCTCCGGCCGAGTTGGCAGCGAGCGAAAACAGCCTCGCTCTGGCGCCGCTCGTGGCACAGCGGGCGACCACGGTTCAGGCGACTTGGAGCGACGAAACGCGACGCGACAGGCTGGCGACAAAGCAGACCGGGTTCAGCCTCGGCCGAGTTGCAATCGACAGCGACACGATGCGAGCACTTGAAGCGGGCGACTCTGGAGGACTCTATGCCGACTGACGATGTCTACCGCCGTGTGGTTGTGGAGTTTGGCCTCCAGTACGTCTACATCTACCTAGCCGACCAGAACGGGAAGGTTGTTGAGGACGAGTCTTTCAAGCAGCCCTACCGCCTGGAGCGGAAGGAATCGGCAGAGGAAGCCAAGGAATTGTTCGCCGCGATCTATGACCTGCTGAATGAGAGCATCAACTTCCCAACTGCGGGGAATTGAAACTTGCATGGTAGACCGGAGATACCCCCGGAGTACCGACCATGGCAACGGCAGAGCAGTTCGGCGCGACGCCCGACGAAATCCAGCAGTACGGTGCCAACCTCTCCATCTGGGAGGCGCTCAAACTCTTGCAGCGGTACGCGCCGCTCGTGGGCTACGCTCGCGATCTTGTCACGGCACTGGACCCGTACAAAAAGGCGCTGATCGTGTCCGATGCCTGTGAGTGGGTCGCGTCGCAGACGCAGGCCAAAGCGGATGACCAGCTGGTGCGGCACCTGGCGGACGTGCTCAAGACCAAGGAGGGCGAGGCCCTTGTCCGTTGGTGTCTTCTGCAGGTGGAGGCCGCGCGGTGAATGACAGCATACGCATCGTTGCCGTCGCTGTTGCGGCGGCTCTACTCGCTGCTCCCTACTGGGCACAAATCCAAGCCGCAGCGCGTCGTGCGTTGGAAGCCGGAGTGGAAAACGCTTGGACCATCGCACGGGTCGCCGCCGCCGGCCTCCTGATTGCGGCCGCGTGGGGCAAGATCCCGCTGCCGGCGATGTCGCAGCCGTCAGTCACCGTCACCGTCGAGACTCCGAGCGATGCCATGCAGGCCACGGTTGCACCGATTGCCGCTGTGATGAAGGCGGCGAACCCTGTTGACCGTGCCCTGTGGGCTCAGTTGTGGAGCAAAGCTGCGGTGGTCGTCGCCGGCGATGCCGTCAGTACCGAGGTGGTGTTCACCGACACCAAGTCTTTGCGGGCGTTCACGACGCTGGCCCTCGAGTTGGCATGGCGGCGGATCGGCAACAACCAGCCGGGAAAGTACGCCGGTCTGCGAGAGGCGACAGAAAAGGCATTTGCCGAGGTGCTGGGGCTGAACGAAGTTCCGGTCACCAAGGACGTTCGCAGCCGGTACGCCGAACTGTGCAAGGCGATTGCGTGGGCCGGCGTCAACGGAGGCTGACGCATGGCCGACTTTCTTCCGTTGATGGGCTACACGCCGAACCCGCGGGCTACTGCGGAGTTTCTGGCTACGCTGCCGCGGCCGACTCTTGCCCAGGCTGGGCCGGATCTTGTGCTGGATGAAAGCAAGGACGTTTTTCTAGGCCAGTACCTACTGGACGTTGCCCCAGGCTGGAAGCGTGGCTCGCAAAAAATCGGCAGCTGCGTGGGCTGGGGGTTCGCATTGTCATGCGACATCCTCGCCGCGTGCGACATCGCCCTGCGTGGTGAGTCTGAAACGTACGGCGGGCGGGTGCTCGAAGCCAGCATCTATGCGTTCTCCCGCGTCGAGGTTCGCGGCTCGCGAAACTTGGGTGGCGACGGCTCCTACGGTGGCGCTGCGGCTAAGGCTGTCACGAAGTACGGCACGCTGCACTACGGCATCGACTACGGCAACGGCGACCGCTTCGACGACAACAGCGGCTCGCGTGAGAAAGAATGGGGGCGCGACGGCGTGCCTGATCGGCTGGAACCGTTTGCTGCGAAGCACAAGGTCAGCACGGTGGCGCTAGTGACGACGTTCGAGGACACGGCACGGGCGATTCAGAATGGCTATCCCGTGGCTCTGTGCAGCGGCATGGGATTTTCTATGACGCTTCGTGATGGCTACATGACACCGATGGGCTCTTGGGCTCACTGCCAAATGGCGGCTGCGGTGAAGTGGGAGCCAGAACCTGCGATCTTGGTCGTGAACAGTTGGGGCGACTGCTATTCGGGGACGTTCGACACAAAACTCCCACCGCAGTTTCAGCGGTCGGCGGGTTGGGTGAAGGCGAAAGACTTCACCCGAATGATCGGGCCTGGCGAAGACTCATTTGCCCTGTCGGGCTACGCGGGCTTCCCGCCTCGCACCTTGCCGAACTGGACCGGAGGTGCCCTGTGAGGTGGATCGTCGTGTTTTCCCTGACGCTTGCGGGATGCGTTGCGTCCCTTCCTCGAGACGATGGCATCACGGCGGATCTCGCCTGCGAGGCGGCCCGTGAGATTGTCCGCGTCAGGCAGACCATTCGACCGACGCCAAAGAACGTTTGCCAGAACTGCGACGGCACCGGCAAGGTTGGTGACGGCCGCATCGTGATGACGTGCCCCGTATGCAAAGGGACAGGGAAGCCATGACGCTTGACGACCTGAAAACCGTCGCATGGTCGTCGCTGCCGCCAATCCGAAAGCGGCTTGTCGGGCGAGCCACCGTCGATGACATCCTGACGTGTGCCATCCACAACTGGGAAGGCGATTACCTCGCGGCGTGTGCCGACAACCAGCAGCGGCAGGTCTACGTCAGCGGAATCCTCCAGTCGGTGAAGCGTGCGCACCAACCAATCAGCGGATACGAAGCCCAAGAGTACGGATTCATATGGGTGTTTCTCCTGCAGGCCGTGGCGACGGCGTTGATCCAGTGGCTGGTCGAGTGGTGGCTGAAGAACCGCGCCAACCGGGTGCTGATGGAGGCATGGAAACGGGAGATGGCGGCATGACGCGAGAGGATGCGACCACGACGCTGCACGCAATCATTGAGCGGTGGGGCTTCCCGGTCCTCGTGGCAGTTGCGGCAGGCTGGATACTCAGGAACGACGTGCTTCTGCCTCTGGTCGAAGAGCACCGGGCATTCGTCAAGCAGTTGGGCGAGACACAGCGGGACATTTCGCAGGCACTGACTGAGCAGACGCGGCTGCTCTATGCACTGCAGCCGCGGCACTCAACGGCGGAACCCACGAAGGCGAAACCAAATGGCGAACTATGAGCAGCTGCCCGGCGTTTTGAATTTGGCATTTCGGAGAGCTGACGAAGTCAGCACCGAAATCGACTTCTCGCCCATCAGCCTGACGGCGTACACGATGGCAGCGACGATCTCGTCATTGATTGGCAGCGGAACGGTGGCGTCGATCACAACGACGATGGTGGACGCCGCAGCCGGTCGCGTGAACATTGGCCTCACTGACGAGCAGACGGCAACGCTGCCTCTCGGCACATATCGCTGGGAAATGACGGCCGATGACGGCGTCGCCCGACGCACGTATTTGGTAGGCATGGTGGAGGTGAGCGGCTGATGGCGATATCTGTCACCACCACAAACGAAACGATCACGGCGGCTGTCACCGATGAACAGGTGACGGCTACGGTGTCGCCTGCCTCGGCAGTGTCTGCCACCGTGACGGCCGGATTCGGCGCGACAGGCCCGGCCGGCGCGCCAGGTGCGACGACCTGGGACGACATCGCAGGCAAGCCGGCGACGTTCCCGCCGGCCACGCATCAGCACGTTGTTGGCGATGTCACTGGATTGCAGGCGGCGTTGGATGGCAAGCAGGTGGCCGGCAGCTACGCCGCCGCGGTTCACTCTCACGGCATCAGCGACGTTACGGGCCTTCAAACGGCCCTTGACGGCAAGGCGGCCACAAGCCACGGCCACGCTATCGCGGACGTTACCGGGTTGCAGTCCGCGCTGGACGGCAAGCAGGCAAGCGGCTCATATGCCGCTGCGGTCCACGCTCATTCGTGGTCGGACATCACGAGCGGCGTGCCGTCTACGTTTGCGCCGCCGGTCGCCACGAGCAGCGTCCTAGGCGGAGTTAAGCAAGGCTCAAATGTCACGATCGGAGTAGACGGGACGATCAGTGTCGCGGCTCCGTTCTCAGGATCATACAGCGACCTCACGGGCCGACCGACTCTCGGCAGCGCAGCCGCAGCCGCATCGACTGATTTCGCGGCGGCATCTCATGCCCACGGCAGCATCACGAACGCCGGGGCAATCGGCTCGACCAGCGGGCTGATTGTCGTGACGACGACGGCTGGCGCGTTGACAACGGCAGCGTCGATATCAACCTCACAGATCACTGGTCTTGGCACTCTGGCGACGCAGAGCGGGACGTTCTCGGGAACGTCGAGCGGCACGAATACCGGCGACCAGACGATCACGCTCACGGGCGACGTGACAGGCAGCGGCACGGGGTCGTTCGCCGCTACGCTGGCAAGCACGGGCGTATCGGCAGGGACATACACCAGCGTCACAGTTGACGCGAAGGGTCGCGTCACGGCTGGCAGTTCGCCGGCAGTGGCCTACTCGGCACTGTCTGGCGTCCCTTCGACGTTCGTGCCATCTGCCCACACGCATCCGCTTTCCGAACTGTCGCAAAGCGGAGCAACCACCAACCAAGTGCCGCAGTGGAACGGCTCGGCGTGGGTGCCAGCAACCGTCAGTAGCGGTTCGTCGTCGGCCTCCGACCTCACGAGCGGCACGCTTGCCGATACCCGACTCTCCGACAAAGCACGCGCCGCCGACAATCTCTACCTCTGGAGCAACTTCCGCTAATGGCAACGAACCCAAACTTTGCCGCAACCCCTCGCATCGCAACGGCAATCGTTTCGACTGCTGAGACGAACTACCAGACGATCACCAACTTTCAGACATTGATTTCCGGCGCATCGACCGGCACTCGAGTCGCGGAGGTTGTCTGCAAGGCGGCTGGCACGTCAGCAGTCGGGATCATCAGGCTGTACAACTACGACTCGGTGACGAACATCCTCGTGGACGAGGTGACGATATCTGCAGCTGCGTCTGGTAACACTGTCGCCAGCACCCGAGTCAGCACGACCTACAACAACTGGATTCTGCCTAACACGGCGCATTCCATTCGCGTGACCACGACAATAGCGCAACCGATCCACGTCACGGCATTCGGGGCCGACTTGTGAACCAAGGCATCTACGGACTCGGCGCGGCGACCGCGGCAGGAGGACCGTTCGGGCTGAACGGCGTTCCGGCACCGGCGACGGTGCGCGTTCTCGTTGTTGCTGGCGGCGGAGGCGGTGGCGGCAGCGGCGTCCGGCCAGCCGGGGGAGGCGGGGCTGGCGGTCTGGTGGACACGACGCTGGTCGTTTCCCTGGGCTCTGCTCTCAGTGTCAGCGTCGGCGCGGGTGGGGCGATAAATAGCGTCGGCAGCATCAGCCGGTTCGGCCCCGTCTACGCGATCGGTGGCGGGCCGGGGACTGACGGTGCTGCGCCGTTGTCGGGTGCTTCCTCGGGCGGCTCGCCCGCTGCATCATCGCTGCGCGCCGTGATGGCAGGCGATCAGGGCAACACAGGAGGCTTCGGCGCGGGTGTCGCCGGCGGCCGATCCGGCGGCGGCGGCGGTGCTGGCGCGGCAGGCGCCGGCGGCAGCGGAACGACCGGCGGGAATGGCGGCGACGGCAGGGCTTCGACCACACCGGCGACTACAACGACTTACGCTGGCGGCGGTGGCGGCGGAGGAGCGACAGGCGGAAGCGGTGGCGCAGGTGGTGGCGGTGCTGGATCGTCCTCCACTGGCACCGTGAACGCCGTTGCTGGCAGCCCAAATACCGGTTCGGGCGGCGGCGGAGGAGCCACGAGCGCGGCGATTTTGTCGGCGGCTGGCGGGTCTGGCGTTGTAATCCTGCGATTCAATTCGCTCCTGCAGATTCAGATTAGCTCGGGCCTGACCGCCACACGGGAGAGCAGCGGCGGCGACACGATCGTAACGATCACGGCAGGCACTGGCACAGTCACGTTCTCGTGAGGTAGCCGAATGGCACACTACGCATTTCTTGACGAGCAGAACGTCGTTGTTGAGGTCATCGTCGGCAACGACGAAGGCGAGGGCACCGACTGGGAAACGTACTACGCAGCCGTCAGGGGCCTGCCCTGTAAGCGAACTTCGTACAACACACGGAACGGCGTGCACCTCTACGGCGGCAAACCATACCGCGGCACCTACGCCGGGATCGGCTACACGTTCGACGCGAGCCGCGGACCCGATGGCGAGTTCGTCCCGCCGCAGGAGCAGGTGTGATGCCGACTAGGATACCTACGCACAAGCCGCCACAACTCAGGAGCGCGTCAGTCGCAGATGCGTTCCGGCCCAATGCGTACCGGATGGGGTATACGGACAAACGACATAGGGCTTGGCGACTCGCTGTCCTGACTAGAGACAGTTGGCAGTGCCGGGCTTGTGGCCGCATCTGCTCAAGCAAGGCCGAGGCCCACGCCGACCATGTCTCGCCTGTGGTGCATGGCACGGAACACTGCCGAGACGGACGTAGCAGATACGACGTGACGGCAGGTCAGTGCCTGTGCCATAGTTGCCATTCGCAGAAGACGCGAGCGGAGAACCGCTAGGAAAACCAACTGTACAGTGTACACTAGCGCCACCCACAGGAGGTGGCTGATGGCGTGTCAGAGGTGCGGGTCAGGCTGGGTCACGAAGAAGGGCAAGGATAAGGTTTCCTGCCCTGAGTGCTGCAAGCAGCAGCGAGCAAAGGCGCTACGGCAAGGACGGCTGCCGGCCTCAGAGCACCGTTCTTGCCAGCGTTGCGGCGCGTCGTTTGAGGCCGTTGGCGGGAACGCTATTCGGCACGGCAAGCACTGCGACCAGTGCAAAGCGGAGGCTCGCAAGGAGTGGGTCGCCAACTACAAGGATGAGATCAAGACGGGCGTGCGAACGCCGGAAAAGAAAGGCACGCCATCAAGGCGGCCCGAGCGCACCTGCGAGATGTGCGGCAAGAAGCTGAAGCCACCCAACCAGCACAAGTATTGCAGCAACAAGTGTTTCGTCGATGCACGCAAGGCAGGCCAACAGCAGTGGGACCGCCGCGGGCAGCTGGAATCGGTGTGGCATCGTGGAGGACGCTGGGCCAATGCCCCATCAAAGAAGATTGTTGGCGAGATGGAGCACAACTTCCAGAAGTTTGTGCGTGACATGAACTCGTTTCGGTTGATCCGCGAGGCGAGGTCATTCATGTATCGCGCACTCTACCCGGTCGTGTACATTGGCGATGATGAGTGCAAGGTGTGCGGCGTGAAGATACAGATGGGCAGGAAAGGCTACTGCTCGGTCAAGTGCATGCAGCAGCACGAAGTGCAGATGCCGTGCCGTAGGTGCGGCGGCCTGGCGATCGCAAAGGCTGGCAGGAAGTCTGCGGTCTGCGTCTCATGCAAAGAAAGAGTCGCCAGGCTGGCGAAGCAAAGGTGTGGACGCAACCACAGGCAGCGTGCTCGGCATCACGGCGTGAAGTATGTTGCGTTCCCGGTGCGATCCATCTACGAACGCGATGGATATAAGTGCCAGTTGTGCGGCAAGCAGGTGTTGAGCAAGGCGGCATATCGAAAGCGAGATGGGAAGATTCATCAGCGGTCGCCGACCATCGACCACATCGTGCCAATGTGCAAGGGCGGCAACCATGAGCCGGAGAACTGCCAGACCGCTTGCTTCATATGTAACAGTAGGAAGAGTGGCAAAGGTGGCGGTCAGACTCGGCTGGCCCTCATGTAGCGACCCCCCCTAGGCAGGGCGGGGGTCAGAGCGCCCTGCACGTCTGTGGAAAATCGTTCGTTCCAACGTGCATACGCTTGGCTGAAATTGGGAGTTTGAACTTTCCCGTGGGAAAAGGCCGCAAACCGACGCCGAAGGCGATACTCGCAATGCGGGGCTCCCGCGTCCGCGGTCCGCACAAACGCGGCGTCGATGTCGCCCCTGGAATTCCGCCGGCACCGGATTGGATGTGCGACATCGCGCGTGCCGAGTGGGACCGGATCGTCCCGATGCTCGAAGCCAGCAGGGTGATGAGCCCGCGACATCAGCAGACGCTTGCCGGCTACTGCGACTCGTTCGCTGATATGGTCCAGGCCGACGCCGAACTGCGGGCCAATGGCACGACGTTGATGGACGACAAGGGTAGGGTGAGTAATCACCCTGCATGGTTGCGGAAGCGCGACGCTCGGAATCAGATGCTCAAGTTCGCGGCCGAGTTTGGGCTGACCGCTTCGGCCCTCGCGAGGGTGTCGGCAGTTGAAGAATCCCCGAACAAAACAGACGACGACGCCAGAATGTTCGCCTGAGTCTCCAGGCGAAATCGCGGTGCGGTTCTTCGAGGAGAACCTGACGCACGCGAAAGGCGAATTGGGCGGCAAGCCGTTCCTGCTTGAGGAGTGGCAAAAGGCATACGTGCGGAAACTTTTCGGGACGCTGCGGCCCGACAAGACCCGCAAGTATCGCACTTCCCTGCTTGCCATCCCGCGCAAGAACGGGAAGTCGAGCCTGTGCGCCGGCATCGCGCTGAAGCTCATGTTCGACGGCGAACCCGGTGCGGAAATATACTCATGTGCCGCCGATCGCGACCAGGCGAGGCTCGTGTTTGAGATGGCAAAAGTCTGCGTCGAAAACTCGCCAAAACTTCGCGGCAGGCTCCGCGTCTTCCGCAACAGCATCGTGCGGGAGGACACGCACACCACGTACAAGGCGCTGTCAGCCGAGGCTTTCACAAAGCACGGACTCAACGCTCACGGCGTGATCTTTGACGAACTGCACGCCCAGCCGAACCGTGAACTGGTGGACGTGATGGCGACCAGCATGGGCGCGAGGCGGCAGCCGCTGTTGGTCTACATCACCACCGCGGGCTATGACCGCCGCAGCGTCTGCTGGGAAATCTGGAAGTACGCCGAGGCCGTCGCCAGCGGAGCCGTGAAAGACCCTTCGTTCCTGCCGGCAATCTACGCCGCCGCGATCAACGCCGACTGGAAGGACGAAAAGGTATGGGCGAAGGCCAACCCGAACCTAGGCGTTTCGGTGAAGCTCGACTTTCTGCGGACCGAGTGTCAGCGGGCGATTGAGTTGCCCGCCTACGAAAACACGTTCCGGCAGTTGTACCTCAACCAGTGGACGGAGCAGGACGTTCGGTGGCTGCGGAATGACCAGTGGGCATCGGGCAATTCGGCCTGCCCGGTGTCGCTCGCCGGCAGGGAGTGCTGGGCCGGGCTCGACCTGGCGACCACGTATGACACGACCGCCTTGGTGCTCGTGTTTCCGCTTGAGGAGGGCCGCTACTGGGTGCAGCCACACTTCTGGATTCCCGAGGAGAACATGCGCGACCGGGTGCGGCGTGACAAGGTGCCGTATGACGTGTGGGCGAAGCAGGGGCACCTGACGCTGACGCCGGGCAACGTCACCGACTTCGACAAAGTGCGGGCAGACATCAACGAAATCTCCAAGCGTTACGTCATCAAGCAGGTCGCCATTGACCGCTGGAACGCGACGCAGCTGGCGAACCAACTGCAAGGGGACGGGCTTTCAGTGGTAGGTTTTGGACAGGGCTATGGAACCATCAGCCCGGCCGCGAAGCAACTCGAGTCGGCTGTCGTTTCGGGCAAATTGCTGCACGGCGGGCATCCGGTTCTGGCGTGGCAGGCTGGCAACGTGGCGATTCAGCGGGACCACAACGGAAACATCAAGCCGAGCAAGGCCAAGAGCACCGAACGGATTGACGGAATCGTGGCGCTGGTCATGGCTATGGGCATCCACGTGTCGCAGGAAATCAAAGGCCCAGCCACAGAACCCTCCATCCTGCTCATATGATCGCTCCGAACTCACGCATCCTGTGGCTCCCCGGCGCTGACGAGCGGCATTGGGATTTTGAGTCTGGCTCGTTTGGCGGGCGCGGTAACGCTGCCGGCGTGCGAATCGATCCTGAAACGGCGTTGCGTTCGACGGTCGTGCTGGCCTGTGTTCGCGTGCTGTCGTCAAGCGTGGCCGGGCTGCCCCTGCACCTCTACCGGCGGTTGCCGGATGGCGGCAAGGAACTCGCCCGCGAGAACCCGCTGTATCGCGTCCTGCATGACACGCCGAACTCGTGGCAGACTTCCTACGAATGGCGTGAGCAGTTGATGCTCCACCTGCTGACGCACGGGCAGGCGTTCGTGGAAATTGGCGGGGCCGGGGAACAGACGCAGCTGGTGGTGCTGCACCCATCGCGGATGAAGGTAGACCGCGTCGAGAATGGCCGGCTGCGGTACACGTATCGCGAGGCTTCGGGGCAAAGCACCGTCTACGCTCAAGACGCGATCATGATGCTTCGATGGTTGTCTGACGACGGCGTCAACGGCCTGGTGCCGGTTGAGTTGGCGAAGGATGCGATCGGGCTTTCGCGAGCGTGCGAAATCCACGGAGCGGCGTTCTTCGGCAATGGTGCCCGGCCTGGCGTGGTGCTGTCCACCGATCAGATGCTTTCTCCCGAGACTGCCGAGAATACGCGAAATCAGTGGGAGCGTGCCCACCGTGGCCCTGACCGGGCGCACCGGACTGCGGTCCTGCAAGGCGGCCTGAAGGTCAACGAACTCGGCGGCAACAACCAAGAGGCCCAGTTCCTCGAAGCCCGCCGGTTTCAAGTTGAGGAAGTGTGCCGACTCTACGGCGTGCCGCCGCACCTGGTCGGCGACCTGTCGCGTTCGTCCTACAGCAACATTGAGCAGCAGTCGCTGGACTACCTGCAGAACGGCTTGATGCCGTGGTTGCGCCGCATCGAGTCTGCCATCAGTCGCGATCTCATTGCGGATGGCGACCTGTTCGCGGAGTTTGACACGCGCGGTGCGTTGCGGGCCGATGCTGCCGGCCGAGCGGCGTACTACTCGCAAATGGCAACGCTCGGAGTTCTGAGCGTCAACGACATCCGATCCGCCGAAAACATGAACCCTGTCGAGGGTGGTGACGAGCGGTTCGTGCAGCTGAACATGACCACGCTGACGAAGGCGGCGGCCGAACCTGTCGATCCCTCGCCCGCTGCCGTCGAGCCCGCGGCCGAACCGCAGGTGCCGGCCGACGCCCCGACCGTGCTCGGCGTCCTTGACCAGTTCCGTCAAGGCACCATCACCGAGGACGCGGCGAAGGCGCTCCTGCTGGCCGCGTTCCCGCAGACCCCGCAAGTGATGATCGAGACGATCCTGGCTGGCGTCGTGAAGAAGGAACCCGAGCCGCAGCCGCAGGAGCAACCGGCCGCCCAGCCGGCCGCCCCGGTGCCAGAGGCCACCGCGGCCCGCTCCATCCCCGAGTCCCGCGCCCTCACGATTTCCATCGACTTCGATCGCACCTTTGCGGCCGACCCCGCCATGTGGGGCGAGTTCGCCCGCAAGGCGGTGTCCGAAGGCAACACGGTCGTGATGATCTCGCGTCGCCCCGAGGAGGACCGCCAGACCGTGACGGACGCGCTGGGCGACTACGCGGAGTCGTTCTCTCAGGTGTTGCTCGTGGGTGGCGACACGCTCAAGGCCGACGCGGCCCAGGCGGCTGGCATCGACGTTGACGTGTGGGTGGATGACAGCCCGCAGACGATCACGCCCGCGGAGCCGTGCGACGAGTGCGAGGACAAGCCGAAGTCGCGGAGCCGCCGTAAGTGATCGCCGTCTTTCGCCCAACGCGACAGGGAGACGCCGACGCCGTGCTGCGGTGCGTCCGCATTCTGCGGGCCGTGCAGGCGACGATTGAGCGGCGCGGCTTTTGCCCGACGGGTGAAGGCGGCGGGATCGACAACTCCTGCGGGACGAATAAGGGCGGCGGTGGCGGCAGTGAATCTTCTGCTGGCAGCGATTCCGGCGAGCCATCGCAGAGAGACCTTGAGCGGGTATTCCGTGGAGCCTCAAAGGAGGCTCTTAGTTTGGCTACAGGCAGCGATCCAGAACAGGTTCGCGAAAGAGCTGAGATCAAGAAGGAAGTCGCAAAACTGCTTCTGCAAAAGCTCGACAAGGTCGGGATGGAAGAGAGTAGCGTGCCGGACACGCTACTAGCGGCCACTGGATTCAATCACGAGCGATACAGGGAGGGCGCCTCCCCGGGGTACGAGAAAAGGCACGCGCTAGTCAGGGGTATTGTTGACACCTGGGCGAGCACGTCAGGAGACAGCGAGCCAGTTGCAGTTGGGGTTCAAAAGGCTATCGCAAAAGAACTCGCCTACGAATTCCCTGAACTGGCCAAGGCTGACGTTGGGCACCTAGGCAAGTACGACGCGTCCCCTTTGCTCGGTCCCGCAGAAGTCTCGCGAATGAAAGGCGTTGAGGAAATCGTCGCGAACAGCAGCGCCGTCAGGGAAGTTATCCGCGCCAAATACAACGCAACGCAGGACTACTTTGAGCAGCAGGGTATCAAAGAACTAACGCTGCACCGGGGATTTATAAGTCAGCAAGGCGCTGTCAAATCGTCCGATAGCGAAGATATTTCGCTACAGCCCGCTTCAAGTTTTTCGATGAACCGAAAGACTGCAGAGATGTTCGCCGACGACATGAGTTCCGACATCGGCGGGCTGGTTACCGTGAAGGTTCCCGTTTCGCGCGTGCTATGCACGGCAAGCACTGGCATGGGGTGTGTCACCGAGCAGGAGATTGTCGTCCTCGGCGGCGTCATCAAAGGCAAGGTCGTCGCCGGGGGGAAACGGAAATGATCGCACTGGATGCTGTCCTATCTAACGCCGATTGGACGAAAAGAACTCCCGACACGCTTGACCAGTTGAGCCAGTTGTCGCAAAGCAAGAACTCCACTCGCAAAGGCGGCAGTGCCCGCCGTGACTGCGGCACCGGCGCGGGCGGATTCAAGCCCGGCAATAAGTGTGCGCCGGGCGGAAGCGGCGGCGGAGATTCTGACGGGGGCTCGTCTGGCGATGGCGGCGGATCAGATAGCGGATCTTCAGGAGGTGGCGGTGAGGCGACGCCGGAAGTGAAGGCTTGGGCCGAGAAGAAGTTTGACACCCAAGAGCAGGCCGAGGCATTCACGAAGTGGTTTGGCGACTCCAAGGTCGTGAGCGAAAGCGGTGAACCCTTGATTGTGTACCACGGAACAGGCTCAGACTTTGATGAGTTCAAGCCCTCTGCAAAGGGAATGCTCGGCCCTGGAATCTACGCGTCGGCAGACAAAGGCGACTACGGCCCGTACTCCCCGTATGCAGGCAAGGACAATGCTCGCGTAGTGCCGCTCTACATGACCATTCGGAATCCGCACTACGCGATTGCTGGAGACACGAAAACATTCGACGCACCCCCGGGGCATGATGGAACAATCTTGATTGACCGCAGGACAAAAAAAATCCTATGGGCTGTTGCGCAGACGCCTACATCAGTCAAGTCAGCAACCGGAAACAGCGGCACATTTGACCCCGATGACCCGAAGATCACGCGATCGAAGCGGAAGGGGCGGAAGCGTGGCTAAGTTCGACCACATCGACTTCACGCCCCCGGCAGGCGTGCGGAGCGAGGCACAGAAGGGGCTTGATTGGCGAAGCGAGTACGGCCGAGGCGGCACGGCAGTCGGCGTGGCCCGCGCTCGCGACCTGAGCAACGGAGTGACGATCAGCCCAGAGACGGCACGCCGAATGAAGGCGTACTTCGACAGGCACGAGATCGACAAGCAAGGCAAGGGCTGGAGCCCAGGCGAAGACGGGTTTCCGAGTAACGGGCGTATAGCCTGGGCGCTATGGGGCTCAGATCCCGGCTGGGCTTGGAGTCGCAAACTGGTTGAACAAATGAACGCCGCAGACGAGGAGGGCAGGAGCATCATGGGCAACATCGAACGCAGGGCACTGGCGATTGACGAAGTGGAGTCGGCGGTGCCGCTCCTGGCGGTTGAGAGCCGCAGTGAAGACGGCACCGATCGCCAGTGGATCGTCGGTTATGCGGCGAAGTTCGGCGTCAACTCGCTGGAGTTGGAAGGCCAATTCGTTGAGCGGCTCGACCCCGGCGCCTTCGGCATCGTCGCGGAGCGTCGTGGCCGCAAGCGTCCGCTTGAGACGCGGGCATTGTGGAACCACGACCCGAACTATCCGCTCGCCCGGTTCCCCGGCACGCTGCGGATGCACGTGGACGAGGTTGGCCTGCGGTATGAGTTCCCCGTGCCCGACACGTCCTACGGTCGCGATCTCGCCGCCAACATCGAAGCGGGGATCGTGCGTGGTTCGTCGTTCTCGTTCCAGGTGGCCCCCGGTGGTGAAGCCTGGAGCGTCGAGGACGGCCGAAGCATCCGCACCGTGACGAAGATTGACTCGCTGATTGACGTGGGTCCGGTGACGTTCCCTGCGTACCCGGACGCTGACGTGAAGGTCGCCCAGCGGTCTTACGATCAGTACCTCCAGCGTCAGGCGTTCATCGTCGCGAAGCACACGGGGACCATCGGGCGGATCAGCGAAATCAAAGAGTTCCTGAGGCAGCATGGCCGCTAGTGGCGATTCGTGCCCGCGATGCCGTGCCGGCCGGTTGGCCGTGGCGTCGTCGCAGCGGTCTGGCGAATACCAGACCCGCTATCTGCGGTGCTGCCGGTGTGGCAACACCGACAAGCAGATCATCCACGGCACCGTGATCAGACGAAAGTCGTTTACTGCCGACCGTGCGTAACTGCATGGTTTCAAGGTGCGCCCCGTAGTTTCGGGATAGACGGCGACTGACGCCGCAGCCCGAACACAGGAGCCCACACCGTGGACAAGATCAAGGCACTGCTCGACGAACTGGCCGCTGTTGTCGCTGAAATGTCCGCGATGACTGAGGACGCCCCCGAGGGCGAAGAGGCCGCCGCTCCGATGTCTGAGGAGCAAGAGGCGTCCCTGCGTTCGCTTGAGACTCGCGCCGACAAGCTCCGCGAGCGGATCGAGTTCCTGACCCGCGTGCAGGCCAAGGAAGTCGAACTGCGTGCCGTGCTGGAGCGCGGTGCCCCGGCCAAGAAGATCGAGACTGTCACCCCCGAGGAGGCTCCCGCCGTGGAAAGCCGCAAGATTTTCGCCGTGCCCGCGTCGCATCGCCCCCTCAAGGGCTTCAAGAACGAAGAGCGTGCCTATCGTGCCGGCATGAGCATCAAGGCTTCGCTGCTGGGTGACGAGGAGGCCCGTCGGTGGTGCCTTGATCACGGCGTCGAAAGCCGTGCCCAGGCTGGCGGCATCAACTCGCTCGGCGGTGTCCTGACCAATCCCGAACTGTCCAGCGAGATCATCCGGCTCGTTGAGGAGTTCGGCGCGTTCCCGGCCAACGCTCGCACGGTCACGATGAACAGCGACACGCTGCTGATCGCCCGCCGCGTCGGTGGCCTGTCGGCAAAGCCGATCGGCGAGAACGCTGCCCCCGATTCGACGAACGTCACTTTCGACAACGTGCAGCTGGTCGCGAAGCTGTGGGGCGTGGACAACCGCGTTCCGATGTCGCTGGTCGAGGACTCGGTCATCGACCTTGCGGACGCGATGGCGGTCGAGGTGGCTCAGGCGTTTGCCGAAGCCTTCGACAACAGCGGCTTCATCGGGACCGGCAACGGTGGCAACTACCACGGCACCACGGGTGTCGCGGTCGCCATCAACGACGGCACCCACTCGGCCAGCATCTATCAGGCGACTTCCAGCCGCGACCAGTTTGAGGAGCTGCTCCTGGCGGACTTCTCCAACACGGTGGCCAAGCTGCCGCTGTACGCCCGGCGGAATGCCAAGTGGTACATCTCGCCGGCCGGCTACGGCTCCTCAATGCTTCGCCTCATGGTGAGCACCGCGGGCAACAACGCGGCCGACGTGGCCGGCGGGGCTGGCCTCCAGTTCCTCGGCTTCCCGGTCGTGCTGTGCCACCCGCTTGAGTCGGGCCTGACGGGCACCACGGGCAAGATCGCCTGCCTGTTCGGTGACCTGTCGCAGGCCGCTACCTACGGCGTGCGTCGTGACATCAGCGTCAAGACGGATGCCAGCCGGTTCATCGAGTACGACCAGCTGCTCACCTTCGCCACGGCTCGCGTCGCGATGGTCGCTCACGACCTGGGCGACACAAGCAAGGCCGGTCCGCTCGTCGGTCTCAAGTTCGCCTGACCAACAAACCCTTTGACCCTCTAGGAGACAGTGAACGTGAATCATCTCGAAGCCACGAAGACGGTTGTGGGTGACTCGGCGGCGGGCACGGCCGGCACGGCGACCATCACGATCGACACGCTCGGTTTCGCCTACGCCTCGGTTGACGTGGTCGTGGCGAAGTCGTCCACGGCGTCGCACACCGCGGCGTCGGTCCTGAACTCGCTGGCCCTCTACCAGGGCGACACGACGGCGGCCACGGCTTCCGTCTACACCGTGTCGGCTCCGGCCGCCAGCGTTGCGGTTACGAGCCAGGCGTCGGTCGTTCGTCTGGACCTCGACCTCCGCGGCAAGCAGCGGTACGTCAAGGTTGACGCCTCTGCGGTCGGCTCGCTCGCGACCAACATCGTGGCGCGGCTCGGCAAGGCCGAGGTTGGCCCCGATTCGGCCTCCGAGATGGGCGCCCTCGCGAAGTACAGCGGCTGATACTTGACAGCCTGAAGACACTGAATGGCGGGTGCGGCATAACGTCGCGCCCGCCATTCTCGTTTTGAGGCAAAACATGATCGTCAAGGTCGGCAGTACGGACGTAGACGTGCGGATCGAGTGCGTGATGTCTGGCCCGCGGTTCGGCCCGATTGCCAATATGTTCGGATGGGCACAAGCCCTCATGCCGCTCGGCATTCGCCCCACGCTGGGGCAGGGAGCGTTGTGGGGTCCGGTCCTGCAGCGGTGCCTCGAGCAGTTCGTGGACTCGACCGAATACATCCTGTGCACCGACATGGATTCGTTTTGGTGTCGCAAAGACGTTGAGGCGATCGTGTCGCTGGCAATGGCATTCCAGTGCGACGCGATCGCGCCGATTCAGGTGAAACGTGAGGACGGTCGTCCCATGTTCACGCTGCCCGGCACGCTCGACAATCCGCCTCCAGGCGGCAAGACCGAACTAGATATGTCGTGGTTCGCGGAGCCCGTGCAGGAGGTGGATTCCGCTCACTTCGGCTGCACGCTCATCAGCACGAAAGCCCTCAAGCGAACGCCGAAACCGTGGTTTCAAGATCATCCGAACTCCGAGGGAAAGTTCGGTGACGGCCGGGTAGACGCCGACATCTGGTTCTGGCGGCAGTTCCGCCGCGGCGGCAACCGCGTCTACGTGACGCCTCGCGTGACGATCGGGCATGGCGAGTGGGTCAGCGTGTGGCCCGGCAAGGATCTCAGGAGCCCTGTTTTCCAATACGTGGGCGACTACACCGAGAACGGAAAGCCACCAACTGCATGGAATGTAGGTGAATCGTGAAAATAAGACTGTTGAAGAACTACTCGACGTATAGCGTCGGCACGCTGGTTGATTGTGAAGACACGACCGCCGTCCGTCTGATTCGTGACGGCATCGCGGAGCGTGACCAACAACTGGACCTGATTGAGACGGCAGCGGTCGAACCCGTCGCGGAACGGGCCGACGTGACACCACGAAGGACTACGCGACGTGCGGTATCGAAGCATCAAGACCCTGACGCATCCGAAGGTTGAGCCCGTCAGCCTGGCCGATGCAAAGGCACACTGCCGCGTCGATACCGACGCCGACAACGCCTACATCGCATCGCTCATCACTGCGGCCCGCGAGTGGTGTGCGGCCTACTGTGATGAGACGTTCGTACACACGCGGTACATGATGACCCTCGACTCGTTCCCCACGAACGAAGTCGAACTGCCCCGGCCGCCGATGGCAACGCATACGGCCTACACGGCGGTGACGGTGACGTACACGCTCGAGAACCAGACCACGGCGACTCTGGCGGCGAATCAGTACCGGGTTGATCGCGACAGCGTGCCCGGCGTCATCCGCACGCTCTACAACGGCTCATGGCCCTCGCACCTGATGGATTACAACGCCGTCACGGTGACGTGGTGGGGCGGCAAGGGCGAGGACGGCACGGACGTTGAGCAGCGGATTCGCAACGCTATCCTCTGGCTCGTTGGCTACTGGTATGAGCGACGAATGGCGGCCGATGGTATTTCCATGACGGAAATTCCGTTCGGCGTGAAAAGCCTTCTCGACTCTGCGAAGTGGGGGTCATACCTGTGAGCGTACTCGGCAAGTTCGCCATCGACGTGCAGTTTGCCGACTCGACCACGGCGACCGGCGTGCGGGCAGTGAAGACGATCACGCTGCAGCACGCGGCCGAATACGACTTCGGAAAAATCGCCATCGTGACAGGCACGTGCGGCACAGCTGCGGTCAGCGTTGCCGTGGCTCCGACGACGTACAAGGATTCCGCTGGGTCTGCCGTGTCGTTTTCAAGCGTGAGCCGGGCGGCGTTTTCTGCAGACGCCGCGGGCCGCGTTAAGTGCGACGGGACCGGCGATTGGACGCTCTATTCTCGTGCCGGTCAGGTTGCCGTTTCGGAAGCGTTCGAGACGGCGTCGTTCTCGATCTCCACCACGGCGGGCACGTCGGCCTGGACCTTGGTGATGTATGGCGATTGATCCCGGCAAACTCCGTGAGCGAATCATCGTCCAGCAGGCGACCGAGACTCGGAACGCTCTGGGCGAGACTACGCAGACGTGGGGCACGTTCGCTGAACGCTGGGCCAGCGTTGACGGCATATCGGCCCGCGAGTTCCTGACGAGCGGCCAGCAGCAGACGGAGATCACGCACCGCGTGCGAATGCGGTATCTCGACGGGCTCAACTCAACCATGCGGGTTTCGTGGCGGGGCCGCATCCTCGAGATCGCGTCCTGCTTGGAGCACGCCAACCGCAGCGAACACGAACTGCTCTGCACCGAGAGGGTGGACTGATGTCGTTCATTCAAATCACCATCGACCAGCAGGAACTGCGCAACATGCAGCAGGCGCTCGGGAGCCTATTTCAAGACAAGGCAAAACAGGCGACGGCGATAAAGGCGGCTCTCGAAAAGGCCGTAAGGCCGGCGCTTGAGAAACTCCGTGATGTAACGCCACAGGGACCGACCGGAAACCTCCGGCGGGCGGCGCGTTCAAAGGTCGTGAAGTACCCCAAGGACGGCGCAGCAGTCGGGCTCATTGGATACAACCGCGCCGGAAGTGAATCATCTGCTAGTGCAGCCGGCGGAAGTGTTCGAGCCGGGCCAGACCGGGCGTTTCATCAGTGGTGGCTCGAAAACGGTACTGACGAGCGGCTCATTGACAAGATGACTGCCGTGAGGGCCTACAGCCGCAGTGGGTTTTCTCGCGGTGCATTTCAGCGTGGCGAATACAAGATGACCCGCAAGGGCAAGACGTTTGCCGTGCGGGCACATCAGATTGGCGGGCACGCCGTTGCCGGGCACGCCGTCCAGAACTTCAAGGCTGCCGGGTACTACTACGCATCAAGTTTTCGCAAACTCGGACCCTTCAAGATTTCTAGCCAAGACGGAAAGACGGTGCAGACCAACCCGCCCTATCCACAAGCGTTTTTCAAGAAGTCGAGAGATCCGATCCGTATCCCGCCGATGCGTCCCGGTGGCCTCGGTGGTCGCCCTCCCGTCGAGACGGCGTTCCGCGAGTCCCAACAGGCGATTGCGGAGATCCTCCAGCGCGAACTACGCCTGACGCTTGAGCAGGCAATCAGCACCATCAGCCGCTCGTCACAGGGGACCATCACGCCATGACGAAAATCCCTGAGCAGCTGGTGATGGACCAACTGGAAAACGACCCAGACGTGGCGGCCCTGTTGGGAGGCCGGATCTACCCGGTCATCGCCCCAGCCTCTGCGGCCCTGCCGTTTGCCACCTGGCGGCGGTCAAACGTGACCCGCGAAATGACGCTTGGAGGCCCGCTGGGAATGCCCTCGGTTTCGCTGGCGGTCGATATCTATGCCGAGAGTTATGCGGCAGTAAGACAGATTGCCGACCGCGTGCGGGCGGTTCTGAACGGTTTCGCGGGCGGCGTGGGAAATTACATGCACGTGTCGATCGTGAGCCTGCAGAGCGAATCCGACGGGTTTGTGCAGCTGGCTGGCGGCGACCTACCGCCCGTGTATTCGGTCACGCAAACGTACAGCATCCTCTGGCAGTCTGAATAACAGGAGATCACCGTGCCTGATTTCGCCACGCCCCACGATACTGCGGTTGCCAGCTCGGGAACGAAGCTGTTCCTCGGCGCGAACCAGTACACCGTCACCAACATCGCCATCGCGTTCACGAACCCTGGCGCTGGCGCTGACGCGACCATCGACATCGCCCACCTCGGCCAGACGACCGGCGAGCAGGCCGCAACGATGCAGCGTCCGCTTGTCGCAGCGGCAGAGGACGGTGGCAGCGGGCGTCAGTTCACGTTCGACTACATCGGCTCCGTGGTCATCAGCGACGCATCGACGGGCACGTATCGCATCAGCGTTGCGGGCAACACGGTCTTCCTGGGTGGAACCACCGCGTCCTACTACACCGTGGCGAGTTCGTCTCTCACGCTGGCGACCAACGACGCCATCCGCGGGCAGGCTGTCATCACGATTGCGCGTTGAGCCTGACGGGAGTCCGTCATGGCCGCTATTGTCACGTCAGGAATCACGGCCAGCTGGGGCGGAACCGCTCTCGGTGACATCACCGAGATCAAGTGGCTCGTGGGCGGCGGTCTGCCGCAAGGCCGTGGCGGCACTGCCGGCACGGCGTACTGGTCGATGGACGCTGGGTCCATTGAGATCACGGCGTTTGGAACCGCGCTGAACAGTACCAATCAGTGGGGCCGTAAGGCTGTCTTGGCCGTTGGCGGAACCGCACAGGTCGCCACGGCAACGGCAACCGTCATCACGGTCAATCTGTCATGCAAGGCTATCTGCCAGACGCTTGACATTAGCGCCAAAGTGAATGACGTGTGGCGCCACAAAGGCACCTACAAAATCGTCTTGGAGTGATTGCAATGGTAGACCTGACAGCCGATGGCATCTTCGCGGCGAATGATCAGAACCTCATACCTGTAGAGGTTCGCGAGTGGGGCGGAACTGTCTACGTCCGCGTGATGAGCGTGGGCGAAATGGAGGCGTACCAGCGGGAGTTCGCTGAGAAAAAGGAAAAGATGGAATTGTGGCGCCCGAAGCTGCTTGTCCGGTGCATCTGCGACAAGGACGGCAAGGCGCTCTTCACGCATGATCAGGTCGAGAAACTCGGCACGAAGTCGGTGAAGGTGATGAGTCGGTTGTTCGACCTGGCGATGAAGCACAACGCCGTCACGAACGAGGATGTCGAGGCACTCGCAAAAAACTGAACCTCCGCCCGACGCGACAGTTTCTGTTTCGTCTGGCGGGCCACTTGAAGATGACGGTAGGCGAAATAGAGCGGCGGATGTCCTGCCGTGAACTTGCGGAGTGGATGGCTTACACGCGGTACTTTGAGGCAATCCCAAACCACTGGCAGCAGACAGGATTGATCGTGTCGGCGATGCTCGCGCCGTATTCGGGCAAGGGGAAGGCACCGAGCCCGTCAGATTTCGTGCCGATTGAGAAGCCGCCGCAACATACGAATCAGATCATTGACGTTTTGCAGCAACTGAAGGCGAACCTTGAAGGTGGTTGATGGCGAACGTCCTGTCACTCGCGATGAAGATCAGCGCCGACGCTTCGGGCTTCAAGCTCGATCCGGTACAGCGTGCGCTCGTCGCTCTGGGAACTGAAGCGGACAAGCTGACCGGCCAGTTTGAGAAGTTTGCCGGCGGGTCTGACGCCGCCGGCCGTGCTCAGCAGCAATTCGGCAGCCAACTGCAAGACCTCCAGAACTCCCTGCGGGACGGCGCCATTGGTGCTACCGAGTTTGCGATTCAGTTTGAGCGGCTTGCCGAGGCGGCGAACAAAGAGGCAGCGGCATTTCAGCGAGCGGCGCAGATCACGGAAGCGAACATCACTCCGCTACAGCGGTATGAGCGGACTGCGGCCGAACTGAAGGAGCAGCTTGACGCCGGCCGAATTTCCCAAGAGACGTACTCTCGAGCGATGGACAAGGCCAAGGTGTCGCTGAACGGCGTTGGCGATTCGGCGACGAAGGCTGACAAAACACTGGCGTCGCTCAATTCCAACGTCAGCCTGCTCACGAAGATCGAAATCGGCCGCGTCTTGATTGACGGCTTTCAAGCGTTGAGCGGAGTCTTTCAGCGAGTCACCGGGCAAATCACGTCGCTCGTCAGCAACGTCAACTCGTCGCTCGACACGCTCAATGATTTCTCTGCCCGCACGGGCATCGGTGTCGAGGCTCTTCAAGGCTACTCGCTCGCCGCAAAATTGGCCGGCGTTGATACGGAGCAGTTTGGCGCCGCGGTGCAGCGGCTCGGAGTCAGCATCGGCAAGGCAAATCCCGGTGACGCCTTTGACAAGAATTTAAAGGCTATCGGTCTTTCGGTCGCTGAACTGCGGGCGCTTGCGCCAGAGCAGCAATTTTCTGCCATCGGCGATGCCATTTCGCAACTCCCAACGGCTGCCGACCGTGCCGCTGCTGCCGTCGAAATCTTTGGCAAGCAGGGCGCCGCGCTCGCCCCGCTGTTTCGCGAGGGGGCGTCCAGCATTGATGAACTTCGCCAGCGAGCCGAGAGGCTTGGAATTATTGTCAGTGACACGCAAGTCAACAACGTCGCCGATCTCAACGACGCTTTTGATACCGTTAGCGCAACGATCAACGGAATCATCGGGCAGGTCGTCGGAAATCTTGCCCCGGCGGTGACGGCGGTTGTTGATGAATTCTTAAAGTTTGTTGAGGAGTGGAGCGGCGCTCAGGGAAGCGGCGGAACTGGCATTGCCAATGCCATCACTGACTCACTGCTGGAGGCAGCCGACTATTTTGCTGGCGTGTTTGACTTCTTTACCCGCAACCTCGAAGGAGTTTCTTCAAGCCTCGACGACGTAGCGGAAATCTTTCGGATTGGAGGGCAGTTGCTGCTGACCGGCGCCGAAGGATTCAGGACAATTTTCAACGTGATTCAGATCGGCATTGACGCATTGCTGATAGGTCTTGGCAAGGTGCTCGAAGGCATCGGCAGTTGGGTCAGCGACGATCTGGAACAGTTCGGCGCAGGGCTTGCGGCGGCGTCGCAAGAGTCAGCCGACCGGAACGCACGGGAAATGGAGGCAGCTGCAACCAACGCAGCCAACGCTTTCTCGGGCATCTTTGACGATGTCGGCAACAATGCAGAGCAGGCCGGGCAGGGAGCCGCGTCGCGGCTTGTCGGCGGCATCAAAACTCGCATTCAGCAGGAACGCGCGCCAGAGTTCCGCATTGAGTCGAATGTCGAGACGCTGCGAGAGCGGTTTGACAACCTTTTCGATGGACTTGTCGATCAGTCCAGTACCGTCACCAAGTTGATGCAGGAATTTGAGCAGGCATTAGCGGCTGCGCAGCAAGACGGGGAATTGACCGCTGACGAGATTGAGCGTATCGAGACGCTCCAGCTGAGAGTGAATTCCGCCATTGACGAAGAGGCTCGAGGACGAAAAGAGGCCGCCGACGCAGCGCAAGCTCAGGCCGCTGCCGTTCAGTCAATCGTCGATCGGGAACTGGAACAGATCCGTATTCAGAATCAGTTTGGCGGTGATGAGGCGAGGGCGAAAAACGCTGCCGACCTGACTCGCGTTCGTGACGAGATTGCGAAGACCGAGGCGGAACTGGCGAGGGCCAACGCCAACTCGGACACCGAGGCCGCTGCTCGCGCATCGGCTCGCCTGGCCCAGTTGGACCAAGTCGAAGCGAAACTATCTGAGGCCGAAGCCAACTTCGCAGACCGTGCGGACGAGACTGCTCAGGGGTTTGCTGACGGCTTCGATAAAGCCTTTCAGGCGACGACTCGCGGGCTGGATGATCTTATCGGCAAGGCGTCCGACTTCGGCAACGAAGGTGCCAAGGCGGCTCAACAACTTCAAGACGGCGTTGCCCGTGCCCAGCAGCAAGTTCGCGACGGCATCTTGTCGCAGGCAGCCTATGAGGCTGAAGTGGCAAATCAGCGAAAGCTGGCAGACGAGCGTCTTGCCCAACTGGAGCGGGAGCGTCAAGCCCAGCAGCAGGCGCAGCAGGAAGCGTTCCAGCGTCAGGTGGACGCAAACACCCGCGTCAATGAATATCTCAAAACTCTCGTGACTGACCGCGCACGCCTAGAGGCCGAGGCGTTTGAGCAAACGAACAAACGGAAGATCGAGGCAGCACAGAACCTCAAGGCGATTGAAGACCAGATTGCAACGCAACAGCGATCTGTTGCTGCCGCCCGCGAGGCTGGCGACCTAAAGGCCGCCAAAGCCCGCCAGGCTGAGTTGGGCGCACTCGAGAAGCTCAAGAGGGCCGAGCAGAACATCGTTGACGGCAAGGTGCAAGCCAACCAACAAATCAACGCTGGCGCCCTCGCAAGCGCCAACGCTCAGGCCGCCCAGCAGCAGCAATTTGCGAACGCGGCCCAGAAGCAAGTCGGGCAACTGCAGCGGGCCGCGAACGATGCGATCGGCCTGACGAATGACGCATTTGCCAAGGCCGCCGAGCGGCAGCAAAAACTGTTCAACGACTTGAATACGCTCGGCTCTCGCACCGTTGAAACGGCCGACGCTCGAACCGCAGAGGGTGCAGCCATCGTGCTCGGCCTGGCAACGACGGCGCAAGATCCGCGACTGATTGAGCAGCGGCTCGGAAACAAAATCATGCGCGAGATCGCAGAGGGTCTTGCCACAAACCTCAACAGGATCGGAATCCCCGCAACGCTGCTATGAGTTTTCTCAGCCTGAAGGAACTGCCCCGCAAGGCGGTGTATGAAATCGGCCAGACTCGGCAACTGACGCGCGAGTTTGTCGTCGTTCGCACGGACAACGCCATTGATTCTCCCGTTAGTGAGTCCGCGGTGCTTGTGGCAACGGGCCTCGATCTTGGCCAGGAGCACCCGACGTACACGGGACAGAAGTACAAGTTGTCGAAACTCACCTACTCCGAGGCCCACGAGGGGTCGCCATACCACGGGAAAATCGTCGCCGACTACCGTGTTGTTCTCGACAGCGAACTTCTTTCGCCGACGGCTCGAACGTACGAATGGACGTTTAGTTCGGCCCCTGGCGAGGTTCCTGCGCTCTTCTACTACTCAGGCGCTGGAAACGGCACGAAACTTCCCCTGACAAATTCGGCCTACGATTATTTTCCCGGCTTGGTGACGCAAGAGTCGGTCATCACGATATTGATCACGGCCAACTGGGCCAGCCTGCCTACTAGCTGGATTGCGGCTCAAAACTTCGTCAACGACGGCACGTTTCTCGGGTGCCCTGCTGGCTCGGTTCGAGTCGAGAAGGTCACCGTTGAGCCTGACCGCGAGGATGTCAGCGGCGTCGTCACGGCGTTTTGGAGGGCGACCGCAGAACTGCGATATCGGCAGTCTGGGCACAGCTACCAACTGCCCGACATTGGGTTCAACTTCATTGACAGCGGGCAAAAGCGTCGCTGCATGGTGTTTGATTTTCAAAACTCGGAATGGATTCCGTCCCCGAATCCTGTCGGTCTAAACGGCAGCGGAGCGCAGACGGGTGGCGCGCCGACGATCTTGACGCGGCGAGTGAACCCAGAAACCAACTTCACCACGCTGTTCGGTGCCCCGCCGACTACACCGACGACCTGACATGCTCACGCAGTTTGACGACAATTCTGCTGCTCGCATTGGGCGTGTCGTTCGCACCGTTGAGGGGCAGTTCCCTCGTGCCCGCCCTCTGACGTTTGCCGCCGCTCTCGGCTTTGATTTCGGTTCGCCTCCTGACGGGCCAGCGTTCAAGCCGTTTCGCATTGGCTCATTCTCTGGCGCGTGGAACAAGGGCAACACGAAAACGGTTACGCTGCGAAACGATACGGCACGAACCAGCGTGGCGATCAATCTGTTCGCCAACGTTCCCGCTCCAACAGGCACGGCTCACTGCGCCATCGCTCGCGAGGGCACCGCCTGGTATCTGATCGCCGCGGAGTGCTGACGTGATCGAATCACTTGACCCGATTGCGCTGCCGCTCTGGCTCGTCGCGCTTTGTGCGGCCGCGATGTACCCGCTTGGAATCATGATTGGCTCTAATTGCAGTTCGTGCTGCTGCGCGAAATGCACGGGCTGCAACTGCTGCGGCGAAGAGTATGCGCGGCCGACCGGCTTTTGCTGCGAGGGCGAGTGGCGATTGCCGGGGACCGGCAGTTGTTGCGGTGGCGACTTCCGCACCACGGAGGAGGAAGAGGGCGGAGAGTGCTGCGACGACAAGTGGTACACCACGGGCAGCGGAACGTGCTGCAAAGTGCCGACGGTCCAACTTGCTTTCAGTTCCACGTTTGGCGGCGTGGAAACGTGCAACAGTCTCGCCAGCGGAAAAATAATCCTGACCGATGGCAAGACGGTAGCGGACGTGGTCCTGCGAAAAGGCGGCTCAGGCTACGCTCGCGTTGTTGATGATGAGGTTGAGGTGGCGACCGTCACGGTCACAACGCTTCGGGGATCAGGTGGAACGTCGCCTGCTATCTCAGTCACGATTGACGAAGACCCCGACAGCGAGACGTTCGGGCAAATCACTGATCTCACGATTGACACTCCCGGCAGCGGCTACGACCAGTGGACTACGCAACTGCAGGATCACTGGTTCCCGAGTTCTGAGGCCGGCGAGTGCTGCGGCAACGATTGGCGCACGACCGAGGGCACATGCTGTAACGGTGTCTGGTATCCCGATGTCGAGCCTTGCCCGGCCGGGCAAGTGTTTGTGAACAAGTCGGCGACCTGCTGCGGTTGCTTCGAAGATGAGGTCTACGACCCTGAAGCGGAGGAGATGGTCCCAACGCTCGACAATCTTGAACTCGTCGAGTGTCCCGGCTGCAACTTGGAGGACTTTCCCTATACGCGATTTACGCCCGAAGGGGTTGACCGCGGCCCGATTGGACGGTGCTGCGGCAACGGCGGGCTATGCACCTACACGTTTGAGGCAGACTGCGAAGGCACGTGGGAGGAATTGTGCTGCCCAGACGAGCCGCAGTGCGAAGTCGCGTGCTGCCGCGAGGACGACGACGGCGTTGTTAGCTGTGATGTTGGCCCGAAGAACGAATGCGAAGTGCCAGACATCATTGACGCCGGCGCGGCGGACTGCGAAACAGCGTGCAAGGGCGCTTGTTGTGTTGATGGCGAGAGTGTCGGCACACTGTCGCAAGAGGAGTGCGACGAGGCCGATGGCTGCTGGGCCGGCGTCGGCCAAGAGAGCTGCCGCGCGACGGACGAGTGTCGGCCTCCATTCACGACGGACTGCTGCGAATCGGTCGTCAGCGAAGCCTCGGGATTGACGTTCACGCAGCCGCGGCGAAAGCGGTGCGAGCCAACTGTCCGCCCGTGGCTCGTGACCGTCACCGGAACGACCGACTCCGAAATATTGATTCACGGCGTACCGGTCGGGCAGACCGCCACGCCGACAAAGCGATGCCCGGTCAACGTCGCGTTCTTGGTCTGCTGGGATAAATTCAATGTTGAGCCGATGCCGTGCGACTCCGAGTTCCGGCGGCTCGACGTGTCCGTCTGCTGGACGCCAGCCGAGGAGGCCCCGGCATACCTGGAGTCTTTGAACTACTCCGGTTGCAACGACATCACGCTCTGGCTGGGCGACTGCTCCCGCGACTGCGAGACGACGCTGACCTACGACGGCCCCGGCGTGACTTCGACAGCGACGTTCCAGATGCACGGCGACGCGACGATCGAGGCAAACGGCGGCGCACTGGTGCTGCCGGGATTCAACTACGCCGCTGCTTGCGACCTCACGCTGACGCTCACCGGCACCAGCACGGCAGACAACGCGGTCGCAGCGATGGCGAACCCTTCGTCAGGATTCAATAAGTCGCTCAAGAAAACCGGCAGCGGACGGTGGAAACTGACGGCCGCCAGCACGTTCACCGGCAAGACTGAAATCCTAGCCGGCACGCTGATCGTCACGGCGAACGCGCCGCTCGACGGCAACGGAGCCTTCGGCTACTCGTTGAACGGCGGCCTCGGTGGCGGCAGTTCTCCGGTTGTGGAGATGGCCGGCGGCACAACCCTCCTACTGGACAGCGGAGCGCAGGTCGGGCGGATCATCGACATTAGTGGCGGCAGCGGGCCGGCCACGCTCGGCGGTGCGAACACCAACGGCACGACGCGGTTCCAGTCGGTGATGACATTCTTCGTGAATCAGGACGTGCTGATACAAGCCGCAAACGGCGGTACAGTGGAGTTCGCGAACGGCTGGCTTGGCGGCAACCCTGGAGACGCCGGTCCTGTCGAAATCGACTATACGTTCGGCAGCGACGGGAACACCGGGGATGTCCTGCTCTCGGGCAATCTGTCGACCACCGGCGAGGCTCGTGTCGAGTACGGCACGCTGCGAGTAACCGGCAGCATCGCCGCTGACGCCGGCGTGACGATTGACGGCAGCGGCGCAGTGCTGGACTACCGTGGCACGGTTGACCTAGCCTCGCCCGTCTCGCTGGTGCAGGGGACGCTCACGGGAGACGCGACGATCAACACAGTCGCAGCGACGGGCGGCACGATCAGCGTTGGCAGCGGCGAAGGGATCGTGATTGACACCGAGTTTTCCGGCAGCGGCACGGTGGCGAAGACCGGCACAGGCACGCTCGTGATCACGGGCACCAGCACGTTTGCCGGCACGCTTAACGCAACCGCCGGGACGCTCGACATCGGCAGCACGTTCGGTGGCACGCTCAACGTCTCGGGCGGCACTCTGACGGGAAACGCGACCCTCGACGCGGTGGCGGTTTCCAACTCTCCGACGTTCAGCGTGGGCAGCGGTGACGAAATAGAAATCGGCGGCACGCTGTCTGGAAGCGGCACATTGGCAAAAACTGGCGCCGGCACGCTGCGCATCGCCTCAACGAATACGTTCTCCGGCACGCTCGACGTATCGGCCGGCACGGTGGTAACAGAGACGATCCCCACCAACCCCGGCGGGCTTGCCACGACTGCTACGTTCACCAGCGCAGCCCTGACGGTGGCCTTTACGGCCGACCCTACTTCTGGCGCCCAGTACGTCCTGCTGGCTGGGCCGACGACGCAGACCTACACGCCTACGCTCACGGGCACGACGGCGACCGGAACATACAACGCCGCAACCGCAACTCTCACAATCACCTGACATGGGCTGCATCGAGCGAATACTCGTGGACGGGAAAATGGTCGAGCGGGACTGTCACAGCAAGGGCAGGCCGCAAGCCGATCAGCCAGAGGGCGGGCCGGGAACCGAGTTGAAAGCCCTTCTCAAAAACTTGCTCGGCATCGAAGCGAACCTTGGCTGCAGCTGCAACGCCATGAGCCGCAAGATGAATTCCATGGGCGCCGCCTGGTGCGAGGGGCAGGGACTGCCGGAAATCCTCGCCGCTATGCGTGGCGAACACGCAAAACGTCGGCAGCATGGCAAGACGATACTGCCATGGTCAGACATGGCGGCGAAGCTTCTGGTGCGCATGGCGTGCCGCAAGGCTCGAGCACGCACGTCTGCTTGACACACCCGCCAGACTGACGGGCGAAAGGGCTTCGCGTGTCAGAGGACCACCAATTCACGCTGAACGGCGACGAGCGGTGGCTCATCCGGTTCGCACCGCTGACCGGGTCTGCGTACGGCATCACCTACACGCAGAAGGCGAAGCGGCCTCGCATCGTTATCCACGACGGCCTTCGCGGCCGACATCGCCTCACAATCATTCTCCACGAGTTGCTGCACGCGATCTTTCCGCAGGCTGATGAGGGCGTGGTCGAGCAGGCCGGGAAGGATCTGGCAAAGGTGCTGCTGTCCCTCTACGACATCAAGCCGAAGGAGTGAGTCATGGCGGCCAAGCACGTGGCACTAGGCGATGAAATCGTGTCGGTGTTGCAGGCGAATCCGGCTGTGACGTGGTTCGCCCGATTGCCGCTTGAAGCGCAGGAAGAACTGCTGGCGGTTCGCTCGCGATTCCAATCTGGCGGCTACGCAGCCCGCCGGCATCAGGTTGCTACCGCACTGGTCAGTATTGCCGGGAAGCGTGGATGGAACCTCCCAACTGAGAGCACGGTGTCCAAATGGCTCAAGAAAAAATAGCCGACTCGATCGACACGCTTGCATCCGACGCGGAACTGTCGCGGCTGCGGTCTGAGGTGGCGCTATACCGAAAAAGGTATGACGCCGCACTCAAGGCGATTGACCGAGAACGTGAGCGTGCCGACGCACTCGTGAGTCTCAAGGGCATCGCCAGCAAGCCCATGACCAAAACTGTCAAGGGTCGGAAACGCACCAAGCACGCCGCCACGGCGGTGCTGATGCTGTCAGACGTGCACGCTGAAGAGCGCGTGCTGCCGGAGACGGTCAACGGCGAAAACGACTATTCGCTTGACGTATGTCAATTGAGGCTGGCGGAACTGCAGGAGCGGTTTCTGGACTGTCTCGAGCATGAGCGGCACCAGGCAGACGTTCGCCGCGTGCTCATATGGTTGGGCGGCGACTTCATTACGGGTCACATCCACCCCGACTGTATGGAGGTGGCGCAGTTGTCGCCGATGAACGCCACCCGCTGGATTGCCGAGCGGCTGCGTGGGCTGATCGACTCAATCGCCCAGCACGCTGACGAGGTGATCGTCTGCACCAACGCCGGCAACCACGGCCGCAGCACAGAGAAAAACCGCATTGCCACGGAACTAGATCACTCGTGGGAGCAGATGATGTATTTCACGCTCGCGCGTGAGGAGAGGAATAAAAACGTCCACTGGCAGATTGCGGCAGGGCACCTGGGCTATGTGGATCTCGACGGGTTCCTAGTGCGTACTACGCACGGCCACTCAATTCGTTTCGCCGGTGGCGTCTACGGCCTGGCCCTGCCGGCCAGCAAAGCCATCGCCAGGTGGGACGCAGGCCGCAAAGCGAACCTGACGATCTTCGGCCACTACCACAGTTGGGGCTGGCTCCGCGGGGCGCGATACGTTGCCAACGGAAGCGTGATTGGACACTCGCCCTACGCTGAACGAGTCGCGTCACCAGAGCGGCCGTGCCAAGGGATGGCGATCATCGACCACGGCCGCAACGAAGTGACGCGGGCCTATCCATTGTTTTGCGACCGCGACTTGAGAAAGGACACCAAATGACCGCAACGCTCGAGGATTCCAACGCCGCACTGAGGCACGCTGTCGAAACGCGGCTCGCCGGAAATGAGCAGCCGGCTGCGACGAATCAATACACGCTCGCGGACTTTGGAGCGATCGTCGACAAGCGACTCCCGCCAGTGCATCCAACGTCGCAGGCGTTCTTCGATCTCTGCGATTCGCTCAAGGCGATGCACAGACGCAAGAGCAGCGACTACGGTTGCCCGTCTGGCACCGACCCGCTCGCCAACATTCGCAACGGTGCGAAGTTCGTTGGCATCCCTTCGTGGAAAGCTGCGATGGTTCGGCTATCGGATAAGGTGACTCGATTGGCGACGTTCAATGCAACGGGCCGCCTTGAGAACGAGTCGCTCGAGGACAATTTGGCCGATCTGGCCAGTTACAGTTTGCTGGCACTTTTATTGCACCGGGAGGAGCATCAGTGAGCGCCCCGCTCATCCTCGCCGTTGGTGGCGTCTACCTAATCGTGTCCCTTGACCAATACCGGCAGGGGTCGCCGGGTATGGCTATCGCGTGGTTTGGCTACGCGCTGGCGAACGTCGGATTGGCAATGGTGGCAAAATGAGCGAACCGCTGACGGGCGACGACCTGGCCCACATGGAGCACCGCGCCCGCCGGTTCAGCGGTGCCTACACGGGCACGGCTGGCACGCTGGCAGCTGACGTGCTGAGACTGCTGACCGAGCGGCACCGCCTGCTTGCTGAGATCGCGGACCTGCGCAGCATGGCGTTTGACGAGCAGGGCGAGCCTGACGAAACGTGAGCCGGGCCTGGGGTGTGTGGTGCGAGTCTCCTTTCCTCGCGCCGCCCCCAGTGCCCGGCACGCTATTTCACGCTGATTGCCCGTGAGGCAATAACCGGGAAATGGGCTACCCGCCCCATGAGTTGCCAGCCTTGTGCGGGTGCTCCTCAAAGTCGCCGCACCAATCTGCGGTGGTGACAATAGGCCACTCCGGCGCGTAGTGGTCGTCAGGACTTCGGCGCGGGCCGAATCGCATTCGTGTCGGCTGAGGCGCGTACTTCCTGCACTCACCGTCTTTTCCGACGACGATCTCGCGAAAGAACCTGCACCGCTCGCACGTCTTGGACTCGTCGCTATCAAGGCCGTCGTCTTCTTCGTCTTCGCTCATTTCGTTACCTCCGGCGGCTCGGGCAGTGGCATCCAGTGAGACGCCGTGTAGCAGCCGAACTGCGTTTCAAACCAGCCGACATCTGCGTTGAACGTGGCTTGGCAAACGTCCGTCGAATCGCCAGCCATAAACTGCGACAAGTAGGCAAGGACTCGCTGTCGATCTTCCGGCAGCCGCTCGCCCACCGGAATCCACTGCGGCATCAACTCGCCCACCGCCGCAATCGCGTCGGCGCCGCCCTGGCGGATGCGACGGTCAAAGTCTTTCATGTGTCCCATCATTGCACCTGCCCGCGCAGAAGATTCGCAGTCGCCAACTTTGCCTGCATCAGCACGAAGTCTCCAACGCTCGGTTCTTCCAGCATCTCGCTGGCAAAGCTCACGCCGGTCGCCACTCGCCGCCCGTCTGGAAGGTGTGAGTACACGTCGAATCGCACCTGCCCTTCCCTGACGGTAGTGGTGCCATCTTCGTTTGCCTGCGTGCTCTGTCGCATCACGACGTAACGGCGGTCGTCTTCGGCCAGCCATTCGGCTAAAGTCTGCTGTAATTCCATTTGCTGTCTCCTTTCGCGGTGAGTCTACGCCGCCGGCCTATCGCCGCCATGCGGCCCGTCCAAGTCCAGCGGCGGCAGGAAGTCCAGTGCCGACTGCTGCCCTGTGATGTTCGGGTCTAGGTAATGGTCTTTCGTGGTCTTTGGGTTGGCGTGCCCCAGGTGGTCTGTGGCATCGCCGCCGCCGGCTTTGACGTAGCTGCCGCTGGCCTTGCGGATCGCGTGGAATCCTCGAGGTGTGACGCCAGCCGCAACGCAAATCGCCTTCATGCGGCAGTAGATGCTGCGTTCCACGCGGAAATCGAGCCACGGCCACACGTGTTCGTCTGGCTTTCCCTGACGTGCGCGAAGCCGCGCCGCTAGCGTAGGCGAAATCGACCTAGTGATTGTGTCCGTGCCACCCTTGCGGGTCTGCCCTAGAAACGTGAGCGTGCAGCGGTCCAAATCAACCTCTGCCCAGCGGATGCCGAGCAGCCCGCCGATCCGCTCTCCTGTGTACCAAGCGGCCTCCAGCAGCTGCGGCCAGAACGCCGCCGCAGGAACCCCGCCAATGGTCCCAAAACGGGTGCGAGCCACGCGGACCATCGCTGATACCTCTGCCACGCTGTAGCCCCTGGGCGGCTTCCTAGGCACCTTGATGCGCGGCAAGTCAGGGAACTGCATGTCTGGAGCCATTCGCTTGCGGGCGGCGAAGTTCCAGAGGCTGGAAAGGTGCGCCTTGTCTTTCTGGACCGTGGCCGCAGACGCCAGCCTCCCGGCGTGCGGAGTGGTTGACCGCCAGCGCAGAAACCGTGAGATCGTCAAATCATCAAAATCGGACAGTTCCGGTTCCCGTCCAAGGAAGTCACGCAGACGGTCGATCGACTGCGAAAACAGCACGACGCTCCGTGGCGACAGGTTCCGCAGCACGGCATAACGATCCACAAGCAATTCCCGCAGTTTCATGGCACACCTCCAGTGACGTTTTGCCACCACTATACAGGTGTACAAAACGCCAATGCCCATGCCCTCCGCTCTGCGTTCTGTACACCACCACCATACGCCCGGCGCTGGCCGGCAGGCAAATGTGGTGCGGATGCCGGTGGTTTGACTAACTAACGCTGGCATGTAGCATGAAGGCATGGTTTGCATGAGCCCGCAGAAAATCGACGGCGGCGAATATCTCACGGTTGCCGAGGCAACCGAGGTGATGGGCTGCACAGAAGGCTGGATTCGCCATCTGCTTGGTGAAGGCAAACTGCCCGGCGCACGTCGCATTGGGCAGCGTGTGTGGCTGATTCCAGCCCAGGCGGCTAAGGCGGCCCGAGACGGCTTGACCACCCGATCGGTCGGCAAGAAGCACCTTGCCAAGCGTCCGCTGGCCAAGCGGCGGAAGCCCGGCCGAAAGAAGTAGCGTTTTCCCGGCTGAAAACGCCCCTAAAAAAATTCCGTTCATGTACTTGACGCCCAACTGACGATACCCTACACTACACCCATGCGAGCGAATGAGACTCGCGGGACACGAACCGGAGACGAAACGATGAATCTGAACTGGAGCAATGGGTCGGCAAATGTCGCTTGGAGCCCGATGGATCCTACCTGCAACACGGTCAACATCGTTAAGGAAACCGAAAGGGCGGTTCAGCTTCAGACCGGCCGGCACGTCGCTTGGTTCCCAAAGGCTGCTTTCAAGTCTGACAAGTACGGCACCGCATACGAGATTCAAAACTGGTTCAAAGCCAAGATGACCGGATACCAAATGAAAGCCGTTGGATTCGCTTCCTGACCAACCACCCCGCCCGCCGGCAACAGGGCCGGCGGGCAACACGACCGCGAGCACAAGGGAACGAACGAGATGCACTGCTACTACCCAGAGATGAACGAGAAGGCTCCCGCTGACACGCAGATCGAGGCTTCGCTCGGCCACTACGGCGAGCACTACTACCTGCGGACGCCGCTTGCCTTGAAAGGGCAGGGCATCACGCACACGAAGACGCTCACGGCGAACGACTTCCCCGGCGGACTTCGGGCCGGCTGGCACTGCTACCGAGTCACGACAAAAGCCATGAGCAGGCTTGAGGCAAAGTATGTCGTGGCTATGGCAATGAACCTCTGACCGCACACGGTGGGGCCACCCGGCCTGCCGACAGCTGCGAAACGGGTGGCACTTTTTCACACCATCACCAAAGGGAGCCTCCGATGAACACTGAAGCCACAAACGACTACGGACGCCAGTGCAGCTACGCGGTCGGGCTGCTCGAGTCGATGACCATTAAGATTCGTGGCGACTACGAAGACGTTGCCAGCGGCCGAAGGCAATTCACCTGGGGGCACGCAGAGCAGATGAAGGACATCTGCCGCCAGCTATCGGAAATTGAAGATCGCCTTTGGAGCAAAGGCGAATACGCTCCCGAAAACGTCGCAAGGGTTGGAAAATGAAACGCCACTACAACGCCGCGATTACCGCTCTGACGCTGGTGCGTCTTGGCCAAGAGCTTGGCACGGACTCCCAGGCGGCTCGCGCAGTCCACGATCTGCTGGAACTGCTGTGCGGGATCGCCAGCGCTCTTGCACGTTAGCCCAACTGACGCTACACCATAGCCCAACTGACGCTACCAACTGTGCAAAACGTCACGCAAAACACAGAGCGAAACGCCCGTCGAATGGTTTTTTGTACAGCATCGCTTGCAAGCTAGATGGACGTTCGTACATTACCCGCACGACCCGCCACAAACGAGTGAGGAGCCCGCTACAAAAGTTTTCCGCAACGTCAAAAAACACTGAAAAACAAGTGCCAAACGGCACGGTAATTGCACCCCCCCCCCCCCCAATTTTTATCTTCCCTGCCCTGCTTGGGCATCTGAACAAAGGAACACAGCATGGACGCAGCGCGCAACGAGTACCTCGCGGCGATCGCTGGCATACACGACCAGACTCCGCGCAGCCGGTCGAGAGGCGAACCCGCCGTGGGCGACTTCGTCTCAGGCTGCACTGCCGGCAAGCGTTGGAGCGGCCACGTCATGGCGGTTGATCGTGGCTGGCTGGCGATTGAGTGCGACGGCGCGTGGCTGTCGGTTTCGCCGCAGGACATCACGCACTAGACGGGAAAGGACTCCGGCCCGGTGGAACCGGAACGGAGAAGGAGCCCGGTGGAACCGGGGCAGCAAGGACGCAACAAGCACCCGCAACGCATGACGCCGAGCGGGATTTCAAAAGGGATTCACACGAAAGGACGCGACGATGACCACGGAATTGACCACACAACGGGCCGGCGGGCTGGCCCTGCAGACGTTCGATGATGCCTGGCGTTTTTGGCAGATGGTGGCGAAGACCGACTTCGCGCCCAAAGACTTCAAGGGCAAGCCGGAGGCGTGTTTGCTGGCTGGCCAGCACGGTGCCGAGTTGGGACTCGGCCCGATGCAAAGCCTGCAGTGCATCGCTGTCATCAACGGTCGCCCGAGCATTTGGGGCGATGCGGCCCTCGCCTTGGTGCAGAGCAGTCTGGTGTGCGAGTTCGTTTGGGAGGAAGTGACCGGCGACGGCGATGCCATGGTTGCCCAGTGTCAGGCGAAGCGGCGTGGCTACCCGAAGCCAACCACGGTTCAGTTCAGCGTGGCCGACGCCAAGAAGGCCGGGCTGTGGGGCAAGTCTGGCCCGTGGACGCAATATCCGAAACGGATGCTCCAGCTGCGTGCCCGTGGCTTCGCTCTTCGTGACGCCTTCCCTGACGTGTTGAAAGGGCTCGTGACGGCAGAGGAAGCACAGGACTACCCGACGCCTGAGCCGGCCCGCGAACCCGTGGTCGTTCGTCCACGTGGCGTCAAATCGCAGGTGGTCGCGTCCGGCGTGGAAGTCCACCACGTCGAGTCGTTCGAGCCGCACACGCCCGACATCGTCACGGACCAGCCCAGCACCGTCACGCTGAAGACGAAGCGTCAGCCGCCTGAGATCACGGACCCGGTTGCCAAGGCCAGGTTGGCCGTGAGCCGAGCCAAGACGCTCGAGGACTGCGACACGCTGCGGGATCTCATCAGCACGCGGCACACCGAAGGCGTGTTTACCGACGCCGACCGTGACGAGCTGGTCAAGCTGCTGCACGGCAAGGCTGAGATCCTGATCGGCTCAGAGGAGGTGGCGACACATGGCTGATTTCAAACGCGACTTCGAGACGGACGAGCAGTACCGGCAACGGATCAGCGAACCGCTCACGGTGGAAACGGACCTTGGCAAAGTGCTTGATGACGAACTGCCGTCGCCATGGATCGTGGACGTTGGGCCGTGGCACAACACGCGGCGCGACGAACGGGCCATACGAGCGGAGAACCAGCGGATTTTTGAACTCGACCAAAACGAACGGATACCCCGCTAGATCACCACCGGCACGCGATTGCCGTAGCTGGCTCATCACCAGCATTCGCCCCTATAGCCGGCCCAGTGGGGTTCAACGCCGGCAGTCGAGAGACGCGCAAACCGGTTCCTCCTGATCGCAGAGACTCGACCGCCCGCCCGGCGTAACCGGGCAAATACACACGAAAGGATGCGTGATGGTACGGCGACTGTTTGTTGAGAAGTACAAGCCAAAGCTGACAGTGTCCAGCAACCGAAAGGGCGTGCTCGACGTGGACACCGTAAAGGGCTGCACGCTTGGCATGAAGGCCAGGCCGAAGGGCGGATGCTACGGACACTGCTACGCCAATTCGACTGCGGAACTGTACGGCTTCGACTTCCCCACCAGCGTGAGCCGCCGGGTTGAAGACAGCGAACGGCGCGTGATTGAGCGGCAGCTGGTGGCCCACCCGGCAACGTGGTTTCGCATCGGAAACATGGGCGATCCCTGCCACGATTGGGATCTGACGACAGAGGTTTGCGAGTGGCTGGGCAAACTCAAAACGCCGGTCGTCGTCACCAAGCATTGGATCGCATCGAACGACGATCACCTGCGTCGGATGGCATCCGCGAACACGGTTCTCAACACGTCCGTTTCAGCGATGGACACGCCGGCGGAACTTCGCTTGCGTCTTCGCGAGTGGCGGCGGTCCCTTGATTTTGGGATGCGGTCGCTGCTTCGCATCGTGTCCTGCAAGTTTGGCGACACCGAAGAAGGCCGCCGCATGGCTGCGATACAGGCAAGCCTATTTGAGACGGCCGGCGAGTTGGTGATCGACAACCCGCTGCGAATCCCAGCGTCTGACGCGCGGGTCGTGGCCGGCGACATCTTGGTTGATCGACATCGCAACCTGGGCGGCGGCGCCTGGGTCAGCATCGAAAACCAATCCACATACATCGGCACTTGCGAAGAGTGCCCTGATCAGTGCGGTGTGAAAGGTGCCTACGAGGAGCAAAAAAGGATGAAGACTCTGTTGCCAC